ATGGGATATAACAAATCTTTGCGTTACAGTCGTCACGAAGGCACCACCTGTGTTATCGACAATCACCACCTTAAAAGTCTTGGTTCGGTGTTGAACGATGTGCGTCGTAAAAAAGACCGAATCCGCGAGGCGGAATACGAACCTATTCTAGACATTGCCGACCAGTACATGGTTACGGAGGATCCTTTTCGTGGTCCGGGTAAAAATGTACGCATCACCTTGTTCAAAGAAATTCGTCGAGTACATCCCGATACGATGAAGCTTGTGTGCAACTGGAGCGGGAAAGAGTTTCTGAGAGAGACTTGGACTCGTTTCATTTCCGAAGAATTCCCGATCACCACCGATCAGGAGATCATGGACCTGTGGTTCGAGATTCAGCTGCGACCGATGCATCCCAATAGGTGTTACAAGTTCACGATGCAATACGCGCTGGGCGCTCACCCCGATTACGTGGCTCACGATGTTATCCGTCAACACGATCCTTACTACGTAGGACCCAACAACATTGAACGTATCAATCTGAGCAAGAAAGGTTTCGCTTTCCCACTGACTTGTCTCCAATCAGTTTACAATGACAACTTTGAAAGGTTCTTTGATGATGTGCTGTGGCCCTATTTCCATCGCCCACTAGTCTATATCGGTACCACGTCTGCCGAAGTCGAAGAGATTATGATTGAGGTGTCGCTTCTGTTTAAGATCAAAGAATTCGCACCCGACGTGCCGCTGTTCACGGGACCGGCGTATTAAGCAAAGCTTTCTGATTTGTCACCCGTTTCTATGTCAATAAGGTTGATTTCTTGTTGTTCATTAATAACCGGCGGTGATGGTGTTGTTTTATCTATTTTTGTTGTAGTTGTTAGACGTGGTGATTTAATTATCATATAATATAGTGTATCTAAAAATTCTACTACTTCGTCCAGATTCATACCGACCAGGTCTGTGTTATCGTTGTTTTGTAACGCGGATATTTTTCTTTTAAGACTCGCATTCCATTTCATTTTTGGTATCGCATCTCGAGCGTCGACTTTGAAATTAGAGTTCCTCACGATGTCCAACAAATCCATATCAAGAGTGGTGCAAGATTTGAAAAATATTCAAATAGTTAAAAAATTATGCGACAACAGCAGCAACAGCGGTTCTTATGAAAACTTATATGTTTGTAAAAAAAAAGGCGATCCCAATCAATACGTTTGTAAAATAATCAAAGAGAAAATGTTTAACCCATTAGAGTTTGCGATCGCGAAACTTATGAGCAACAACGTTAATTTCATCGACGTGTATAATTGTTATTATACAAAAAAAGGTCACGTGATTCTCATAATGGATTACGTTGTCGATGGAGATTTGTTTGAATTGGTAAAAAGCAAGCAGAGCTCAATATTAGACGAGGCGTTGTGTCGTAAGATATTGATAAATTTGATTACCGCTCTAAACGATCTGCACGCCCAGCAATTTATTCACAACGATGTGAAATTGGAAAACTTGCTATTCGACATAAAACGCAAACGTTTGTATTTGTGCGATTTTGGATTGGTAAAATGTATTAACGTTCCGTCACATTACGACGGGACCACTATTTATTTTTCGCCTGAAAAAATTGCAAAAATTCCATGCACGCAATCGTTCGACTGGTGGGCGGTAGGAATAGTTGCCTACGAATTGTTATCAAAAAACTATCCATTCGAGTTCGACGAAGAAGAAGAAGACGAAATAAATCCCAAAGAAATGATGAACATATACAAGCAGCCTTTAAAAAAGATTCCTAACATATCTAAGAACGCCATGGATTTTGTTAGACAAATGCTAATGTTAGACATTAACAAACGTCTGAGTACGTACGATCAAATAATAAAACATCCATTTTTGAATATTTAATCAAAGTGTTTTATTTGGTGTAAAATCAAAGCGGTTGCATTGTCGTAGCATTCTATAGCTTTGTACCGCGTCAACAAGCATTGTGCCATTTTAAATTCATCAGCATGCGCCATGTACAGTTTAATATGGTGTTCGATAATATCAGCGTTGGGTTGTCCCATTAGCATGTAATGTTTCAATATGTTAAAATAGAAATTGAACGAATCGTGTAAATGTTTGTCTATACGTTGATAATATAGCAATCTCCAAGGATGAGTGCCGTCAAGCAAAACTTTTATAGTGCACGTATAAAAATATTTTTCTGCACCTAATTTGTCTCCAAACACGTTCAAATCGATCAGTTCTAGTATGCCGACCAAAGAAACGAAACAACTGTCAGAACATAATAATTTTAAAGCGATAACATTGCCGTCTGTGTTATAAACTTGTGTGTTTCTGTTAACAATTTTTAATCGGTTATTTTCGATAGAACGCTTGTCAAAATTTTCCAATTGATATAGTAACGTTATCTGTAAAGAATCATAATAATTGTAATAGACTTGGTGTTCGTCGAAAACTATGGACAAAAACATTTTAAATTGGCAAGAGAGTTCCGAATGGAACAGATTACAAGATATACGTATTTATATAAAAAACAACATGGATATTGGCGATTGTGGTCAACAAATGATCGACGTTTTAATAGGCGGCATGTGTTCTATGATGACGAAAGAAAATAAAACAGAAATATTGACATCAATAAAAAATTTATTAGAAAACACAAAATTGGAATATGAAAAACACTTAAAAGAAGACAACTATACTAATTAATAACCTAACCATAATAAATGAGCGCTAACATATAAATCACAATAGCTAAGTAATAATTTATACTCTATCTAATTTAACTGAATTTTTTTAAAAATTATTTTATTATGTATACAACAATCTTTTTGTAACAAGTCAAAATCGCGTCTGCTAATTATGTAACGTAATACTAATTTTACAACCTCTGCATGCATTTTGTTCAATAACGAATTATACATGTACTTAAAACTGATAATGTAATGTTTTCCGGTTTTGTATTCGTTCAACATGTTTTCCAGATCAAAAGATTTAGTTTTGCTGTAAACCATACTATTTATCCACACGTAAACATTGTTCATTTTAAAACAGTTAACACGATAACGTTGGTTAACAGTATACTTGTATTTCATATTCAGTATTACATCACCAATCGGGTAAAGCTTTGTGGTTTTCATAAATTTGCTAACATCACTTTCGTCTCCCAATATGTTAATTAATTTATCAAAATTAATGTTGTTATTGTCATACAACAACGAGGCCAAATCTTTAATCATCAATCTAACATTGGTAACACAATCGACATAGGTAGTTATATTTTTTTTTAACTCGCACACTTTGTGTTGAAATTCGTTAATGTAATCGTCATAACACAAAGATTTGTCTATAACAAACGAGGGCACGTTTTTGTTTTCATAAACGGCTTCGAATAGATTTAGAACTGTGTCATCTTTCGCGTTATCCATCTGCATATTCTTTTCTTCTTCTTGTACTTTTCGATTTTCACTCTTCCAACTGTAAAGGTTGTTCATGCGTTTGCTTCTTTCTATAGAATCTTTATTGTTCAGTCTCGATCTGACAGAAACGTTGTCCGCGTCCAAAATTCCCACCATCATAGTGTTGTACATAGATTCTATCATGTGGTCGCGCAGACTGACACCGTCTCTCAATTTTCTGTTTATAATTTGCGCCAATAAATACGAATCAAAATGTTTGGTGACAGGTTCATTGGGCAAAGTCGTCACGTCTACACTTTTCAAAAAAACAGTTGTAATGTAAAACTTGCAATCTCTAAGTATGACTTCATACGCGTTTCCATACAATTTGTGGTATTTGTTAATGTAAACTTGCGCTGGATACCTTTCATTGCGAACATATTCAACGTTGCTGTGACACAAAAACATCTGACTTGTCGTCGTTCTGAAACGATTGAGCCATTTGTAACTATTGACTGTGTCTTCGCTGATAGCTTTCGAAGAAGGAAGAGCGTATTTAAATATTTGTCTTTCATTGGTAGTAGTACTTTTTATAGCTTTGTCCTCACCGTTTTGCTCGTCATCCGTGTCTTCTTCGCTGATCTCCATCACATCATCGTCATATTCTTCTACGTCAATTTGAAAATAAGTATTGCAATCATTATTCCTGTAACAGAATAAAAAGCTGCTGCTTAAAATGTTTCAAATAGGACAAGCTGCTACGGCGCAAGAGGTTAACATTACTTTTGACATACCGTCTTCGATAAACTCGTTTGTTTCATTGAATTACAAAATAATAGAAGCTAATAATGTCAATATAACTAGACTGGTGAGTGGTCTTGATTCGACACGACCCATCAACTGCGTGTTCAGCAATGAGCCGTTAATTAAAGATAGTTACGTGGTTAGTATGTTTCGATCTTACACATTAATACCCGATATTGTGAATCGTACGCACGTAAACATAATAAAAGTAATACGTAAATTAAACGATAACAATGTTTATCACGAATTTTGGTATATCTTTGGAGTGAAAAAAGGACGCGAATTGCCAGCGGTAGTCAAAATCAAGAAAATAAAAATCAATAATTCAATTTATGAAAAAATAAAATGTTATGTGAGCGGTAATATACCTTCCGATTTGATGAGAGCTATAAATGTTAAATTAAAAAATAAAAATTACTTACAAGCTCTGTTTGTCGCACATCCTGTACCGAATGTAGATATGGGCGATGTTAGATTGCTGACCGACGATCCGAATTCGACTGCATAAATAGAAACAGAAATTCAATTATATACCAATAATGACAGATAACCCGCTATAATTATTGATAACCTATAGATAAAGCAATCTCCTAGCCGCAATGTTATAACAACTATTGTAATCGTTGTTGTCAATTTTTATACACATAGATTTGTCTGCGTCATACTGCTCGTCTATGTCGCAAAAATATTTGACACCTTCCGGACAGTGATAATATGCGTCGCATTGGAACGGGTCGGGAGCGTTGCCGTAAAATCCGTTAACGCATATCTGTTCGATGTACCATTTTTTTTGTTGTAAATTTTTAAATCCATGATAAATCATAACCTTCACAATAATAAATAAAACAAACACAACAGTGGGCCACGTCCACAATTCCATTACCTTAAAAATGAAATTACAATATAACTGTTATACAATGTATTATGACACTTTGTTGTGTGTTGTGCAAGAGTTGAAACATTTCGATGTTATAGCGTGTTACATAGAGAGCGATGACTTGGCTTATTTTTTTTCCATCGACAGCATCGACGGAAGAGGTGTCAATCTAAATCTAAATCAATCTAAGAACAAAGTTGTAAATCAATTCTCCACTTATAACAAGTTAGAAATGTTTAATTTTTTGAAACAAAGGCACGACATAAAAAAATTGTTTTGGTGTAACAACGAAATGTTTTATTGTTAATGTAACCCTGTTATTACGAATAAAGATTTGCTACAAAATTGTTGTTTTTAAATTTACAAAGCTCTAGTTGTTGTAGCTGTTGTTACTACAGGCGGACTTCTCACGTTATTATTTCTCATAGCCGTGTTTAAGGGGTTAAAGAAACCGGTCTGCGCGGCCGTGTTCGAGCCCGAACTGTCACTTCCGCTGCTCATATTAAACAATAAAACCAACAAAATAATTATCACTAAAACCACAAGAATCGTCATTAGTATATTGGGATCGATACCGGCTATACGTCTCGATACACCAGCGTCGGTACCGCGAAAAGTGTCCATCAATGTTTTCTTACAAATAAATTTAATATGCTATTATAAACCCAATTATGTTTGAGTTGTTTTAAATCAAAAGAATTGCTTATTAAATTATGTCTTAATATTAAATCATTGTCAATGCGTACCACAACGTAAATTGGAATTTCGTTTAGTGTGAAATATGTTTCTTCTAAAAAATACGACCCGCCCAAATGATAAAACCTGTTCTTTTCGTTTATAGCGGTTTTGTTCTTTACAAAATTAAATAAATCTTCATTAGGCTCAAAGTCTAGCACTCGTCTCGACCCAAAAAAAGCATGTTTAGCCAATATTACCAATCCCAAAGAAGGCATAAAAGCCGAATTCAATGTATGCCTAATCTGGTAAACATTTGACGGAATAAATAAATAATCAACAGATTGAGCAGAATTGGAATTGGGCAATTTGTAATCTTGCATAGATACTTGCATTATTTTATAATTGGTTATTGAATACCTGTCTATTACCGTTTGAGTGTCATGCAACTGCACAGATTCGTGGCGTTTAAAATTAATCACTAGTTTATGCAACGACGTGTCCGTTGTCCAATTGTTTTGTAACTCTTCTAATAGGTCTTCGGGGAAACTTAACGCGTCAAAAATATAATCACGTTGCACAAAATGAATTTCGTTACCGCCTTGCATAAACTCGTTGGCAAACCTATCGAAGACAACATCGCAATTATCGGTAACGAAACGTTTTTCTGTTTTGACATGTTTCGAATTAGCGGTGCGTCTTAGCGGCAAGCCTTTGTAAAAATTTTTCAAAACTCCTTTATCCTCTAGATTTAAACTATTTAAATTTAGTTTTGCGTTTAACAATCTGTACGCTAACTGTTCACCCACTACATATAAGCGATAGTAATCGTCCTGGTTATAAGTGGCGCCCTCGCAAACTTTTAAACCCATCCAATCGAGATAAGGTCTGGCGAACAAAACACCCTCGGAATTGTCAGTGCTGACACAATATTTTTTAGAAACGTTTACAGTTTTGGTTTTGTCTATCAAATTTGTCAGTTTGAATATTTCCATCATAGCTTTGTCCACGTCGCTGACCAACAAATTGGTGGCATAGACTGATGCGCCTTTGGGTATAAAAAATTTATGGTTTTTAATTTTTACTATATCCAAATTATAGTCTCGCTCGCAAACAAATCTAAATTGAGGCGTAACATATTCAAACATGTCCTCTGTAAAATCGGAAACGACGTTTCTCAACCTAATAGATTGTATGTAATTGATTATTTTTAAATAATTTTCAGAATTGTTTATGTACTCTTCCACATCCGAAACAACATCGGACTCTTTTATATCAAAATATAAATGAGCAAACGCCAACGGTAATAGTTCGTCACTCAAATCCATACTGATTCTTAACGTTACCTCGAACGCTAATTTTAAATACGACAAAACCTACCAAACATAACAATATCACGCCTCCCACCACCAAAATTATACTTACAAAATTGTTTAATACACTATTGATGCTATTGGAACTGTTAGTTATGACGCCATTGTCTCCCAACAGCCATTCTAAACCTAAATCACCGATAAGATCGCCAAAATCATAAGGTTCTACGCATTGTATAGTTTGATTGGGGTCCAAATCGCTTATATCTAAATATTGTAAGCTTTCAGGATCCGCGTTGGTATCGGACGCACGACAAACGCTTTGTTCCCGTTCATAATTATATCCAGCGCACAATGCTACAGCTTCTTGGTAATTCAATAATGGGTCTACTTTAGTGGGATCGTGCGGATCTAACACACAGGCGACATCTTGAAAAACATCAAAAGGAACACCACACGAGCGATAACGCAGCACACAAGACTCGATATTATTAAAATTTTCTCCTCCGTTATTACCTCTGTAATACCAACTGCCGCCCGTGCGATTTATCGCATCTACTATTGAGCCTATCAAATCTGAAATATTAACTACTAAATACACACCCACGCCAAACAATGTCACGCCGGCGGCTCCTTTCAAATAGTCAGATAGGCGCGGATTGCGATTCAATGCTTCTTCCACGCCTGCACGATCGCGAACTCTGGTCTCGGGGTTTGATCGTTTGATATTGTTTTTTCGCGTTTTCAAACCGTGCAAAGCGCTATCGGGAATGTTGTCGGCACGACGCAAATTGCCAATACCGTTGATTTGATTATTATTCATGTCGGGAAACATTTGACGCATGTCGTTAATGTTGTTGTTCCTGAGAGTAGAATTTACATGTGCATTACTGACAAACGAACCGTTAATGTTATATCCCGGTACTATGTTTCCGTTAGAAATCGTTAAACCCGTTGGATTGTTTAGATTAATACCCGCCGGAATTCTATTAGTAAGCAATTGCCCGTGATCTACTATAAACGCATTAGTGTTGGGATATATTTTATTGGTACGCCTCAAACCTGTAAAAAAAGTCGCCATATTATCCTCACTAGCTTAAATTAAGAGCATCTTATCCGAAGGGTTTCAGAATTTTAATAATGTTGTTTACGGTTGAAGATATTGTTGTAACAGCAGTCGTCAATGTGTCTAATTGATTTTTGACTTTGTTAACGGATTCTGTTACAACACTGGCATCGTTGGTGGCAACTTTATCATTAACCGCTTTGATGCGTTCGTCCATAGACGATAAACTATCTTTTATAGCTTTAATTTGAGCGTTCAAATTGTCCACGTTAATCGATTTTTCCGTCAACGATTTTATATCGTTTCTGATAACCAAAAAGATATTTTCACCCTCTGTCATAGTGTTAATTGTTCTTATTATTTTGGCGCGACAGTAACATATTTTTTTATTATGGCCACGTCGTTTTTTATGATTTGCAATATCGGTTCTTGATATTGTTGTTTTATCACATTGTCTATTATAGCAAACAATGGCCAGTATTCGTTGAAACATACATTGTTTTTTTCCAAATACAAAATCAATTCTACATTGTCTATATATTTATTGTTATTACCGTCGCCTAATAATTCGTTGGAACTTACAAGATTCGAAGCGCACGAGTTTAAAGCAAATAAATTTTGTGTCTCTATGAAAGCAGTGTATTTTTTGTTGTCTTTCACGATCACAGGTATTTGATTATTTTGTATGTCAATTACAAATTGTTGCATCGTTTTTTACTTATGTTTTCGGGTATTAAATATTGTCAATTATCCAAGTCAAATAATTTTGTTTCAAATTTATCGAAATATTTTTTACTTGATTAGAATTTTTTTTATCTAACTTTTCTAACGTGTCTAAACGTTTAATCGTTCTATGAACATAACGTTTGGTTGCAACAAGTTTGTCCATTTGTCGCGCAACGTTTTTATCTGACATTGTTACTATGCTCAAAATTTATCTTGCTTAAATATAATCACACAGGCGTGGTGGGGGTGGGAATTGTTTGTTTTAAAACTACTACATTATAAATTTGATTAATGAGTTGGTTTATCAGTTCTAATTGGGGATACGCTCGGCTATCGTAAATTGCTTCGTTTATAAATACGTTACCCAAATTATGCAAACTAGGACATAGCGTTTGTTGTGAACAGTTTGGAAATCGGTTATTAATCGAACATTTTTCTAGACCATTGTTGTCTAGTAATACATTATTAGAGTAATTTGTGAAGCGGTTATTAATCGAACATTTTTCTAGACCGTTGTTGTCGATCAATACATTATTATAGAAACAATTATTGTTCAAACTGTTTCCGTACACGTTGTGTTGTTGAGATTTATCTATCAACATTCGTACCCCCAAACTGGTAATAAACAATTTATCGCTCATGACATTCGGCTCAATCTGTTTCCATGCAGCTTTTTGCGAACACGGTAGCGAGTTTAACACAAACGGACCTTTCTGTTTTAGAATTGATATAATTTCGTCAGCGCCAAACCAAGCCGTTACGTCCACAATTAAACATGTTACGTCGGCACCTTCAAAAGGTTTGATAAACGCTTTAGAGTCTGTAGGTATGCAAGTCATAATATTTATATCTTATACAATATTAGATAAGATAATTTATACACATAAACATGTCCAGGCTTATATTTTCGACACGGGTAGACGGCACCGATGTGCCTGTATTTTTTAGCGGCACCCCGGGCGACAAAACTTACGTTGGCGCTACCGAATTGCTCAACATTCTCGGTCATAGCAAAACGCATTTAGACGAATTTCCGAGGAGCGAAACCAAATTGTGGCAAGACTTGGCGCCCGGCGATGCAACATATCCCGCTAGCAAACTGTTCACAACAGAAGTGGGATTTGCAGTTTATTTTGGTAAAACTAAATTAGGAAACTGGGCATCTTTTAAAAGAATGTTCGATACCATCAACACATATTTAGCCGATTCCAGCGCTTGCAGTCCAACAAACCCTCTATGCATGATACCACCCGGTCACAACATTATAACTCCGTGCCCATTGCCCAACCCCAGCAATCGTTGCGAAACTTTGAATCAAATATTACAAACACTTCAAAATAACTCAAACGTTTTACAAACTATTTTAATAGATGTACAAAAATTGTTAGCGGGAGGAGGTGGGGGAGGCGGTGATCTTACGCCAGTGTTAAACGCTATAAGTGATTTGCAAACTTTGATTACAAACAATCAAAACGTACTATCTGACGCTATAAGTGCATTGCAATCTGGCGTAGACACTAACTTTGCCAATCTAGATTCTAAATTAAACACATTAAATGATGCTGTGACCGCTGCAACAAACGCAATTACGTCTCTACAAAATGATGTTAATAATTTGTTAACTAATATGACTAACACTCAAACAGGGCTAACAAATGTTATAACAACTCTAAACGCCTATATATCGGGAGCTATCGCACAATGGGGTGCCACTTCATGGGATACTACAACACATCCAGTGCCAACTATACCTCCTATAGAGACTGTCACTGCTGCGCCTAGAGTTACAACAGAAAGCGTATCAGTCACGTTGGACTCGTTACAAAAGGAAGTTAAACGCCTAAGTGCGTACACAGATGATTTTGAAAAATTATTAAAGTCGGCAGTGGTCAAGGTTTGATTTAAGGATAAATCAATGTCTTTGCGAGATGTAGGACTACAGGTCAAAGTTATATAGTAATGACTAGTGCGCACACAGAATATATAAGTTATAATTGAAATGTCTTGTGTGTTCGCGAAAATATTTGACAACACGCCTGTGTCTTTTGTGTTTGCAGACATGGAGTTATGGGTCGGAGCTGAGGAAACTTTAAAGATTTTAAGACTACCATCTCAAGCGTTAAACTATATACCCATAAGCGAAAAAACAAGTTTAAAACAATTAGAGCAATGTGGAGAGAATAATAAACTTTTTATTACAACTTTGGGCGTGGGTTATTTGGTTAACTTGTTTGAGCAAGTTCCAGAGAGGGTCTTAACTTTTGCTAACTTGTTTTTAACTGATGTAGTGATGGAAATAAAAACTGATAGATTATTGTGCAACATAATACAAACAGAAAACAATGTTTTGAATTTACTAAACACAAACACTATAGAAGTTGTGTAAAGCTCCTTGGTGTAGTTATATGCTTGTCTTAGGGTAGTTAAGTATTGCCTACATGGAGCAATGTGGAGAGAATAATAAACTTTTTACTATTACAACTTTGGGCGTGGGTTAATTTGCTTGAGCAAGTTCCAGAGTAACTTTTGCTAACTTAGTTATGGAAATGTTTAACATAATACAAACAGAAAACAATGTGAATTTACTAAACACAAACACTGTTGTGTAAAATTTTTTAGGGTAAGGTTAATGAGAAGATTATAAGTTGGTTAAAAATTTATAGTTTATTTAAAAAAAATAATTATCACAATAATAATTAATACCTTTAAAATTATAATTTCACATTTAACAAAAAATAAAGAAAACATTAAACAAAAATTAATCAATCACAATAACTTCTTGATCCATCATTTCCACATTGTCGTCATTTACTTTTAATCGGAAATTACGTCCGTGAATAATTTTTCGCACTTTGAAATGAAACGACGCTCCAAAAGTTTTGTCAGTGTTGCAGTTTGTGCCGCTCATGGCTATTTCTTTCCAAATCTTGTTGATCAAATCTTTTTTAAGCGATCTCATCACAGCATAACCATCTTCGATCTGTTTTTGAGTCCCTTTTGTTGATAGAGGCATTTGAGTTTTGTTATAGTAATTGTTATAGTCAACACAGAGATAGTAGTCTCTGTCGTCGCTAGGATCAAACTTTGCATGCACCATTGTTGCGACAAATGAAGTCAAAAAACTTTTTGATAACAACAAAAAACTAGTTTGGCCGGAATCTCCTCTTTGAATTTCTCTGACAATCATTTTAATCAATCTTTTTCTCAAGAACCGTCTTAAAAAAGACGGTAGTTCATAAAAGTCATATATATCACCATCAACATAAATATCGCCGTTATAATGCATAGATAAATTGACTATGACACCATTTATGCAGAAATTATCTTTATATGCAACAGCATAGCCTCGGGGTAAATTCAAATAACCCACGTAATCAGAGCTATGATTATATTCCAAATTTTCCTCATCATCCGAATTGTAATTATCGTCTAAAGACATTTTATCTTCTTCATCTTCATCATCAGAACCTCCTTTATCTTCATCATCAGAACCTCCTTTATCTTCATCATCTTCATCTATATTTTCTTCATTATCTTCATCTATATTTTCTTCATTATCTTCATCTATATTTTCTTCATTATCTTCATCTATATTTTCTTCATTATCTTCATCTATATTTTCTTCATTATCTTCATCTATATTTTCTTCATTATCTTCATCTATATTTTCTTCATCATCAGAAACTATATTTTCTTCATTATCTTCATCTATATTTTCTTCATTATCTTCATCTATATTTTCTTCATTATCTTCATCTATATTTTCTTCATCATCAGAAACTATATTTTCTTCATCATCAGAAACTATATTTTCTTCATCATCAGAAACTATATTTTCTTCATCATCAGAAACTATATTTTCTTCATCATCAGAAACTATATTTTCTTCATTATCTTCATCTATATTTTCTTCATTATCTTCATCTATATTTTCTTCATTATCTTCATCTATATTTTCTTCATCATCAGAAACTATATTTTCTTCATTTGCTTTATCTAATATAACTCTCAATTGACTTAAAACGTTATTGTCATCTTCTTGGAGTGCATCATTTTTAGAATTAGGGCTGAATGGTTCAGGTATTTCTTCATAACCAGAATTAGGGTTGAATGGTTCATATGTTTCGTCGGTAATTTCGCAGTCGGAATCATCGTAATTGTTATGCGGAACATGCGGAGTGTTTATCAAATTCATCAATCTTACAGTTTCATAATCGGTATGTTGCATTTCCATAGGAGATCGCATTTCCATAGGAGAGTAGGAAGTCATACTATAACAATACAAAAAATTGTATTACCTAAGGGTCGGCGTCTGGAGCAGTACATACATACTGTATTCCCTACACATACATACTGGAGCAGTACATACATACACACTGGAGCTATACACGGTATAATAAAATAAAAACTCACCTGATGAATAATTAATCTCGCAGAAGAGAAGTAGCACTTGTAGAAGAGTAGTAGTAGCTTGGAGAGCCAAGAACTGAATGACTCCGAGTTCGCTACAGCCCTTTATATACCCAGCGTTATCAATATCGCCTCACGTACGCCATTTTATCAGTCACGTACGCACTCAAAGGTCAAAGATAAGCTTATCAGTCACGTGGTGCACACCGCACAGGTCACGTAGGCCAAAAGATAAAATGTTATCTTTGAGATTAGATATAGGTATATAAGGGGGTTGCGAGCAAACTCGGCTTCATTAAGTGTTGTACGTGCACGCGCCATCGCCGCTGCCAGCCTAGAAAGTGAGTATTTTTTTATTGTAGAAAAAATTTGATGTTTCTGTAATAATTTTTTGTTATTTCCTGCACCGCACACTTTGCTAGTTAAATTGTGTGCGTTTTGAACTTTTACTATGTCCGTTTGATCATTTGAGGAAAAGGTAAAAATTTCGAGACGAAAAATACTGATGATTATTTTTTCTTGTTACAGAATGACTGCCTTCACCAACGAACAAATTATTGAAGTTGTGCAATGCAACTCTAAAAGATATATGTGTCCCGTAGAGAAATTGCACTCGCCAACGCATTTTTTGGTCAAAGTGTTAAACGCTCATCTGCATTTGATTAACAAGGAGTATGACAATGTCACAGCTATACTAAATGAATTGACACAGTCTATTTTGAACAGAAACGACCCTTTAAACTTGAGATACAGCGTGAGCGTGAGAGAAGAATCATCGCCAAGAAACAAAAGAAATCCCCTGAACCTGAAATTTGACATGCCAGTAGAAACCCCAAAAGTCGCCGAGCGTATCGTGAGAAAGAGACACACTATATCTCACGAAATGGACCACGCCACCGCCGCTAAGATTAAAAGATGGAGCCAGTCGCGTGACACTATTGATTTGCAATATGCTTTGTGTCCTTTAACTCCGTTACCACGTAGTTCGCCGAGCTTCGAGATTGCAGCAACACCGATGCCGGGTTCGATATCGCCTGTTGATCTTTCTAAACTACCAAGTGCCAGTATTTACGAGGCCGAAATTAATAGCGAAGATTCATCATCAGAGGACGAAAACGACGAAGAAATGGAAAAAGTGCAAGCAGACAAAAGTCCGCTACCAACCTCCGAGTTTCGTTACAACGACGCGCCATCACCGTCAAGATTGTTATCGCCTTGCCCATCCATCGACGACGACGTGCCGACGACTAAACCTAAGCGGCGTGTAACACGTAAGTCTAGTGCATCTTTACGTAACCGCAAAGCTTTTGTGTTGATAAAAACTCAGTCTGGCAACAAAACGTTTTTAAATATTAAATGGGGCGCGGTCAGTTATTTGCGCAGCAAAACTAACGATGAAAATTTGTCAATTTGTATGGTCCAAAGCGAAGATGCCAATATTAATCATATCAACATGAAAGATTTGTGGATGCAATGTAAAAAGAAAATTATTAATGAAGTTGAAGATGTCAAAGATACACAGATGCGTGTGATATCGTGTGATGTTAACAAAGAAACGCAAGTCAAACGCGTTTTTGAAAAATATTTTGCTCAACATAACTTTGAACTAAAGCCATCTTTGAGATAGATTGTCAAGTGTAAATTTGCGCTGCCTTTGTACCCGTAAATGTTAACTAAATTTTACCCATGTGTCGAGGCGCGAGGGTGGGAGGTAGGGTGTCGTTTGTTGTTTATTGTAACAACATGTTATTATAAACGCAAATGACAAAATGTGCGGCCAAGACGATCGGTCTTGTTCGTATAAAGTTAGGGTGTGCACAGTAGGAAATTAGGCGCATATGATTCATGGGTAGAATCCTATATATACCAATTTCAATTAATTTTTTTCATTATTCAATTGTAATTTGAAGCAATGGCAGCACAAATTTATATTGACGATGTTATTTCTGTGATCTCAGATTTGATTGATGTGCAACAAGACAAATTGTTATGCGCTAGACTTCAAGATGTAAAACACAAATTACAACTACGAAAATGTATTAAATGGAAGATTGAAACCAAAATTGTGAAAAAGATTAAACTATATTTGCATATATACTATGTTATTAAAGATCACGAAGCATTATTGGCCTTTGTTATTAATAATAGAAGCCAACCTAAAACCGCTATGAAATGGAAGATAAACAAAGATGGAGCCAACGATGATAAAGAATGTTTTTATTTGTGTTTAACTTTATTTTTAGGTGTCGAAGATAAACAAAACTATATGTCAGTCTTGAGAAATGTTAAAAAATTAAATTACTTTTATCGTTATGTTAGCACTCGCTATATGTTCAGACATGTTTCTATTGATAATTTAGTTGTAAGTTTAAATAAAATAATTGAAATTTACGAACACAAATATAATGTTGTAAATAATTACTTGTATAAATTGTCTTTGTAGTGCATTGTATGTATTATGTATAATAAACGAAATTATTAACTAATATGTTGTATTAATTTTACATCGTCGACATTCACCCTTCGATATGAAAACAATAATTTTAATTTCTATTTTTGTAGTATTGTGCACTAATGGTGACAAAATTGACAAATACATAAAAATAATTAAAGTCAACGAAACAGGATTTCATTACGAATATGTTGGCAAACTAGGTTTTGTGGTAAACTCGTGGCACTTTATATTTAAAATAGATTATACTGTATTAAATGTTCAACTTCAGAAGGCTAAAGACATATTGAATACAAACAACAAGTTAAATTGCACATCGCAAGCTACAAAAAAGGAAATTTCATATTTACTTAACGAAAGAATAGTGACTATAGAAGAAATTCACAGAAGCATAGAGTATTTGTTGGGAAAAAAAAATAGAATAACTAGAGACGTTGACAATTATATGTTGGGAGGCATGTTGAATTTTGTAGGAAGAACTTGGAAATATACAATAGGTGTAATGGATGACAGAGACGCTGACACTTTATACGAATTGGTTGACAAGATGGATAATGTGGAAGACCACATCAAGGTGCTTACAAATGAAACGTTAAATTTATCTAAATTTATGGAAAACAACTACTACAGAATTGATATAAACGACAAATGCGATTCGTTAGATTTGACCAACATAAAAAATAACATTAACGAAATCGAGATGCAATACAACAAATTGATCACCGGTATACAAACTTCGATATATTCCCGCAAATTATCTAGCTTGATTTATAATCCGCAAAATTTGTTGATGGAGATGAAAAATGTAGATTCTAACGTTTGGGACAAAGAAACAGAGTGGGTGGTGGAACCTCAACACAGCCGAATGCATGCAATTATGAATTTAATTCAATGCGATGTTTTCAAAGACGCTCACAACATGCTAGTTTTTGTAATTAACGTACCGCGTATGGACAAATCGCAATTTTCTTTATATAAAACTGTACCGGTGCCCAAGTGTTTGAACGAAATTTGTAAGTTTATAGCACCCGACAGCAAATACATAGGATTTAACGAAGACAATCAGTATGTGCGTTTGGACGACATTAACGATTGTTCTCAACTGAACAATTTAGTTTTATGTTACGACTCGATTACTAGTAAAAAAATTGATTACACCAGTAGTTGTGACGTTCGTTTATTTAAAAATAATAAAGATCTACACAAATGCGATGTTCACGCTACAAGATTTTCAAAAGAGATTTTTTACAATTTAAACAACAACAACAAATGGTTTTTTATTATGAGCGATCCCGTCGCGGCTCATCTTAATTGCGGTTCTGGCAAATATGACATCGAAACTCGATTAGAAGGAAGCGGCGTTTTGATAATGCTCAAATATTGCAAACTCAAAACAAGTCGTACCGTTCTAATTGGCAAACACAAGAAGCAAAAAAAATTTGCTAACTTTCAAGTTGTAAATTTTAATTTCTCTAAGTATCTTTTTAATGCTCGTCTCGCTACAGATAGGGTTGTCAAAAATTTAGATTTTGAAACCATTTCACATATCACACAACAACTTTCAAAATTACAGAACACCGAAAACAACGATACAATTCTAAACGTTCATAAATATTCACATCCTTACTCAGATTGGTATGAGATTTTTTTCAACTTTGATTGGTGGTTTGATTTAAAAATACTATTTTATATTGTGTGCGCTCTGATAGTGTGCATCATAATCTATAACGTCAAAAAATATTGTTGCTGGTGTATTCCTAATACAAAACCACAATTATCTATATTCAGCCCAAATTATTGACTTCGAAAAATGAAATCTAAGACGTTTCTCTTCTAAACCTATTAAATTTGGGGATCACATAACAAATTAATGTATAACATAGTAGTCGCGCGATAGTTTTGAACCGTGTTACGCCATTATCAGTTGGCAACTGCTATCAAAACTGCTATTATATACTTAGGTTATCTTATCAAAAAAAGGTTATCTTATTAAAGTCTTTATCAAAACATATAAAAGAGCCCAATATTAATTCGTATTCATTTGCAAATATGGACTCTCACAGCAGTATTGTTTACGACAATAATATGGATATGCCATTGCTAAATAATGACAATCCACATTTAGAAGTGTTTGTTGAAAATATAGTAGAAGAAACACCACAACAATTAGTAGGAGGATTGGAAAATGAAGTAACACAAGAAGATTTGGAAGAAGTGTTAAAAGGAGTGGCAAATGATTTGGAAAAAGAAACACCACAACAATTGGAAGAAGTGTTAAAAGGAGTGGCAAATGATTTGGAAAAAAATATAGTAGAAGAAACACCACAACAATTGGAAGGAGAAGATTTGGAAGAAGTGTTAACAAATGATTTGGAAAAAACCAAAAATAACGACGACTTGATGAATCATATTCAAGAACGCGTGTCTTCAGACGTATTCAAACAATTGACACAAACAATTGACAAAAAACAAGCGCAATTAGACAACCATCAACGCAGGGTGAACAACAAAATAAAGAAAATTGAAGCGCAAGAAATTATTATAGACAAATTGAATCAAACGATAAAAGAACAAACATCAAAAATGACACAACAAGAACATGTTATAAACAAATGCAACGAAGAAATCGTCCAGTACAGCCAAACCATCGAAAGTTTAAGCGAACAAAATTCATCTATGCAATTGCAAATTGAAAACTTAAAGAAAGAAATTAAAAAAAAAGAAGAAGAAAAACAAAACGAAAACGACGACGATGACAATGAAGATCATCCAATCAAAGAAAAAAAGTTGAAGCGCAAATGTTTAGAAGCTATGATTGAAGAAAAATGCAAAAGAGTGAAACAAGAAGTAATGAGCGTTTATGACATGCAAAATAATGATAAGAGCAAGATTAAAACTCTTGTCAAAAAACTTCGCGAATCAAACAATTTTGTCAAAGAGCTGAATAAAAAATTAGAACTATCAACGCAGCACATAAAATATTATGAAGAAAAATTAAAAAAAAAATCATCGTACAGAGCCGAAGACTAATTCCATTGCAACAAAATTTCGACTAACCCTACACTACTTTTTAATAAACTGTTAAAATTTAAGTTGTAATATAATTTGTCTATATTGTCAATTTTATGCAAATAAATAACATTACATAAAACATTGTCTATAATTTTTTTTGCCAACTCTTTGTTGTGTGCGCTTATGCGTTTCGATTCAGCATTCACTTTTTGCTCATCGAACATTTCGATCATTTTTAATCTGAATAACCAATATTTTCGCTCAATTTCAGTTTTTAATAACATGTCCCAGTAATCGCGAATATCGAACAGACTGATTAATTTTAAATTGTTTAAATGTTGCACAATGTAATAGGGTAGTTGATAATACAAAAATTGATCTAGAGTAGTATGGTATTGATCGTTACATTTGTCTAGAGTCGCAGACTTTAAATTTTCAACACTATAAAATTCGTTAGTTTCAAACAAAGTTGTAATATCGCTCGATTTCAGCTCGTTCGCTTCAGAACAAATACATTTACTTTTCAAATCGAGGTTAAAGTTTAATTCTGTTAATGATTCAACGTTGCTTTTACATGGTTGGTTTATTAAACAAATTTTATATCCACGATCGCGCAAACAAACAACGTCCAACCATAAAGACAAACTGTCAGGATCAATAAGCACTGTCCAATTAAATTTTTCTAAATCATCGTATTCGCACCTTAACAGATACATGATTAGTACAATTTTTGTTTTAATAATTTTTTGCGCAATCACGTTGCTATACCTTAATAAACTTTTACACAATGAAAGATTCGAAAAACTGGTAAATATTTCATTTTCAAAAGAAACTATTATGGATTGCGAATCGACTCCTATACCGTGCATAAGTCACGAACAATGCATTGATAGTTGCAAAAACGGACTCAGTATGAGATGTAACGAAGGAGGGTTTTGCGACAAGGGATTTGTCCAAGTAAACAACGATCAAGACTGTGACCAGAGCAAGGGGCTGATCGAAGTTTTTGCAGCCGTTGGAGAATTTGGAGTAATCAAATCATGCGTAAGTATTTTCAGAGATATAATTGATGATAAAGGCAATTTAAGACCCTATATATGCGAAAACGGAGTAATGGAAATAAATTTAGAAAACGACATGTTCGATGTTAACAATTGCATTTGTAATATGAACTATGTCAAGTACATTTACACACAAGGCGCTTATAGTAGACCTTTGCCTGTTTGCATACCAAAAAATTCAAGTCCCATATACGATAGAATTTACCGGCGCGCCTAACAAAATGAACCCAAATTAATTTAGGAAATCTTTTTAAAATAAAATTTTACAAATTAATTCAGACTCATTTTTCGTTGTAATAATTGTTTGACGACAACAACAACGAACAAAAAAACGACAACAAAAAATGAATCGGAAGTAATACAAAAATTTATTTTAAAAAAGATTCCGCAAATTACTTCCGATTCATTTTTTGTTGTCGTTGTTGTTGTCGTTGTTACTTTTATTGTTGTCGCAAATTTTTGTAACGAACTATGAGTCCGAATTAATTTGCAGAATTTATTTTAAAAATATTTCTCAAATTAATTCGAATTCATTTTTTGTTGTCGGGTTTTTTGTTGTTGTCGTCGTGTTGTAAAAATTAAACATAATAATTTTATGTACCATCTTTTTATTGTAAATCATAAAAATTCAATTCCTCTAGTTCTACTTCTTCGATGTCTAAAAAATTTATATCCAAAGCGTTGTTGCGTTCTACAAGATTAATTGCATCAATCAACGGTTCCAATTTTTCTCTTAATGTTTCTTGCTCTTCCGATGAAAAGTCGTCGTTAATATTTGTTTCGTTCTCATATACATTCTCTTCGTTGTCTTCATCAAGGTTCTTATTGCATTTGTTAAAAAACGCTGCATTTTCTTCCATTATCTTTTTTTTCAAGTTTTCGCTTTCAACGAAGCTCGATTTTAACGCAGCATGCATATAATTTATATAATCTTTGTAAATAGTCAATTTGTTTTTTAATTTATAATTTTTTACTTTTTCTTTCTCAAGCAAAATTCTACAATTGCAACGCATCTTGCCAGCCAGTGAATGGTAATATGAATCCGAGTTAATTGGGTTTGCATTTATTTATAGTAAACATGTTATCTTATCTCAAGATAAATCAAACCAAAACTGTAATTGAAAATTGTTTATCAAAGTAAATATATCATTACTCAACGTACAATTTATTGGAACAATTGTATTATTTATATTTAACAAATTCAATATTCTGTCAACTGTACTTATGTCGATTTGTAAAGTCTCGTTTACATCGCTAATAGACAAACGTTGTAGATGTAAAATAGCCACGTACGGGTAATAAAACAGAACATACAAATTATTGTTTTGAAACAAAATTGTTTCAGTATCAAAAGATCTCACAGATACATTATCGTTTTGAACATTAAGTTTATAGCTGCAAGACGCTGTTCCGTTGTGCAATGAGTCGAAGGATAATACTTGTTCTACAATTTCGATTGTGCCTTGTGTTCTTGTGGTCAATGATGGTATGTTGAAATTAACAACAGGTACTCTATAACAGAATATTCCGTTATAAGTTGTACCGTCGCTGGAATTGTTATTGTCGATTCTTTGTTGGGCAAAAGATTTATCGTTTGTGATGTTATTATTAATAGCGTCACGAGACAAAACAACAACTCTGCCGTTTGATGTGCCTAACGAACCCGGTCTAACGCCCATTTCATAATATAATTGATACATACCCTCCTCATAAAACACAGTACACGACTTAAAATGTAAGCCGTTTAGTTCATCGAATTCGGAAAGCGATAACATTGCCCCGTATTGGTTTGCTATAACAAGAGCTGTTTTTCCTATTGTCGGCGTAAATGTTTGCGTAGACGTGGTGGTACTGGGCACACGCAATATTCCGTTAGGCGTTTGGCTGAGCATGCCTGATTCGAACAAGGCTGAATTGGCATTGTAATTAATAACGGGCGAGTTTCGATTCCATATGCGTCTGTTCATTGCCCAGAGAGTAGCATGCAAATTGTTTGTCGGATCGGCTTCGTAATAAGCTAAACGCGTTGTCGTACCTACTACTGAGCCATAATAAAGATTGCTAAGTTTGGTTAACACTTTACTGTGGTCCGATGAGTATATATCGTTTTTGTATTCGACAAAAGAACCTATAACATTTGAGTAGTGCGTGCCGTGTCGAGACATCAACGCGGGATTAACTACGCCCTCGGGGCTGGCGACTCGCAGAATGCTTTGGTTTAATCCATAAGCGTTAACATAATCGTCGCCAAATAAGTATATGTAATAGTTGAAGGTGAAAAACGAATTGATAAGGTAGCCATAAGCGCGCACGTTAATATGATCTATATAAATGTAATCTTTGTGTAAACCGTTGCCTGCGTTGACAATAGGAAAACTCACTATGCGTTTAATTTCTTGCACAGAATGGTCATTTTCGTTAATATCTTTTTGCGAACTTCCGCGTAATAACTGCGAGTAGATGTAGGGTACACCCATTCTCATGGCGTTACCGGCGCCTCTCACCCAGCCCATCGAATTGATAGCCGTAGGCAGATACAATCCTAGCCAGTATATGGATAGAGACTGACATTCTCTACCATATTGAGTTTCGTTCAAAACTGCTGTAACATTCATAAAAACTTCGGGCATGGTTATGGTAAAATGGTACCAATCAGCGGGCGGTCCCCACGGCGCTTGTTGATGCGGCGCAGGATCCGGCAAGTGTGAAGCTATTAATATAAGACTTTTATATAAACGATAAGCTAATTCAGGGTCTCTGTACGATGGATGGTTTTGATTGTTATAATTGACACAATAAAATATGATCGAATGACACACTAGCCCGAAATCTGCAGGCGACGTCCATGGTGACAAATTATCAAAAACAGTTTGGTCATTCCACGTTCTTAAAGTTTGATTTTTTTCCGCTTTTTGATTGTACTGCTCCGTCATAGTATTTTTTATAAAATTATTAAACAATACTAAAGATAAATAGTTTTCAGGAGGAGGAGTTGGAGGAGGAGTAGGAGTTGGAGGAGGAGTTGGAGGAGGAGTAGGAGTTGGAGTAGGAGTTGGAGGAGGAGTAGGAGTTGGAGGAGGAGTAGGAGTTGGAGGAGGAGTTGGAGGAGGAGTAGGAGTTGGAGGAGGAGTAGGAGTTGGAGGAGGAGTAGGAGTTGGAGGAGGAGTTGGAGGAGGAATAACTATGGGAGGATTCACGGGCGGAATTGGTGTTGGTTCACAATTGTCGAATACGCTAATTTTTTGTATTATAAAAAAAAACAATATAATTATAATTATTGTCAAAGCTAAATGTGTTGTTTCATCGCAAGAAACCGGCTTGCGTTGTTTCGCCATTTTTAACTTATTGTAAGTTTTATACAATGAACGAGGACGTTTTACTTATGTTGAAAAATTTCAACAACAAATACAATCGTGTAGACGATGCGTATCATGAGTTGAGACAGCAGTACGATAAAACACAATACGAATTGAAAAAAATTAAACAAATTTTATTAAATATATGCGAAACTGTCGCTCCACAATATCGAACAGAAATCGACGACATGTTAAACACGCACGACAAACGTTACAAAACTTTATACGAAAACAACACACTACCTCTGGCGAATATTCGTTTCGAACACCATTTAAAACCGGATTTAAACACTTCATATGTATGGAATTATTTATTATAAAAAGTACAACCAATTTTGTTTTAATAGCAAACAATAAATGTTATTGTAGGGCAACGATAATATCATTTCAGTTGTTCCTCGTTTTTGTGACAACATTATATTATTATTATTTTCATCCATTATCCAACGCTATAAGGAGCCGTTCCATTTCATTTCGTAGCTTTTAGTAACCACTTTGTAACATTTAATCGCGTCCCTCATTGTCTAAGCGATCGTGAAGAACTCCAGCTCCACAGCAACAGTGCATTGAAAAGTGACTCAACTGACATTCGCCGAATCAATGACCAAGATTCGTTATCAATGGCCTTTATCAGTATAAATACTCGCGCCTGGCGATATAAACATAGATTCCTATTATAGTGCGTCAGTCGCATAAATTATTACAAAATGGAGACTTATACACCAAATACTTCTATATGTCCAGAAAAAATGTATAAAATAGACATATTTATGAGGAAATGGCAAGGTGTCAACTTGTGCAGCGAATTTGTGGAAGGCGGAAGATATTTTGTCATGTTTGGAAAAAACTTGAAAATTTTAATTAGCAAGTCTAAAACTTTTGAAGAACACAAAACTGACAAAGAGAAGAATCGCAAACGAGGCAAATCAAACCATTGTTTTTTGAAATATGGCAACGATCGCAAGGAGCTCATCAAAGCATATGAAAAATTAATGTATCAACCATCGATGAAATGCAACACTAAAGCGTCGTTTAAAAACCTATGCATACGCCCTCGCAAGAACCGTTATGCCGATCGACAAAAGTTTAGCTTTTTTACATTGATGCGTTTCAAGTGTAACGTTTGTCGAGACAAATGTGTGCACGAAGCGTTAAAAATTTTCTATTGCAGAGACGATAAATGCGTTAAACACGTCGACGATTTGGTTGCACGTTTGTAATAAATAAAGGTTATAAATTCGAGTTGGCGTTGTTTATTTTACACAATGAATATGGTAATAACAAAAAAAAACATATTTCTAAATTTAGCAAAACAGTTGCGAAAGGAAGATTTGAAATATTTGAAACCTTATGTTGACGAGTTGTATTATAGAATCGATCTATATACAATAACAGAAAACGACAAAGACCTGATAGGATTACTCAATGTTTTGATAACATGCATTAGTATAACCAAATACATTTTAATCGGTTACACTACAAATTTGAACGTGATCAGCACAATCAAAGAACGTCCTAGTTTTCAATAAAAATTTGATTATTTGTGTGGTTTACTACCCTGTTAATTTCTCGTTTAATAACTTGATCTAAATCAATATTACAGGGTATGTTGTATTGTAAAAAAATTATAATCTTTTGCCAACGTCTGTCGTGTTCTGAATATTTGATTACACAATCAACTTCGCACACCGCATCTGCGTAATCGTATTGTTTCATTAAACTATTGCAATATCTAGTTAATGTAAAATTTTTGTTGTTGTTAACATCTATTTCGGTGTTAACATAGATTTTGTGTTTAAAATGCTTTTGCATAAACTCAGTTCGAACATATGCAAATTTGATTGTAGTCATTCTTATATTATTTAGTATATGGCTTCTGTATGAAAGAGATTAAATAAAAAAGTTCGAGTATGTTATGTTATCGTTTAATATAAAATCGACAAATAAATTAAAATGTTTAGAGTTGGCGCAATACGAGTTCACGTTTCTTGTCTGGTCAATAAACTTCTGTATATCAGCATCTTCCAAATTAATTTCGTTGTCTCCGCTGACAGTGTTGTTGCTTATATCCATAATGTCGTCCGCTGGTACGTAATTAAAATCTAGCACCGGAATCATTATGATAATGAATTTAAAACGTTGTGCGCATTCGCTTATATATTGCACTGATCCAATAGGGCGTCGCCGTTGTTTATAATATCGTCTAGTGTGTCGTTCGATTTGTTAATGTGCGCGCGCAACCTTTTGATCTTCTTCTTTAACATTTTTATATTTTTTTCATTTTCCAGCATCTCTTTTTGAGAGTTAATGATGATTTTGCTCTGTTCTACCATTTGTTTTTGAGCTGAAAAACAATCTGTTTTGTATTTTTCTAGATTTTGTATATCGTTATCGTTCTTTCTGATTTGATCGGACAGCACTGCTATGACTTCGTTTAATTGTTTCTCCAATAGTTGCCAGCTCGATTTTTCGTTTAATAAATTTGTTTTTTCTTGCATCAAAATGTTATAATCGCGACGGTAAGACTCTGCAGCGGCACGGTACATGTCTATTTCGTAGACACTGTTATTGGTGATGTTGTTAGGCGGAACCGTATAATCGTTTGTGTTTATCATTTTTGTCTTATTTTAGAATAAACGTGCGTTCAATTTAAAAGAAAATCGACTATTAACTAATCACCGAAATTACGCGTCGTCAACATCTACTAAAAATCGGTTGAACAACGTTGTCTTTGAGTTTATATACAGGTCCGAGATTTATGCTTTCAAACATAAAATACACTTTCCATACGGCTCTGCCTACACCTACATGCAACACGTTGTAGTCTAATGGTATTACCCATTCCACTCGCGGCAATCCTAATTTGTCTTTAACCTTACCAACGTTTTGTTCTTTTAATTTATCGCCTGTATTATCGATAGTGTAAACGTAAGCGCCTTTGATTCCGTAAATTTTATCGTCTCTGTCCATAAACATATTGTCGTAATTCAGACTCGATTTTAATACGCGATTTAACATCGTATAATTGTTATATTCGTACCACAATTTGTTTGTTCCCAACAAATAAACATCGTAACCATTGCTGACGCCCGTAGTTGTATCGCAAACTTCGTTCCAAATATCTTTTATATTTCCGCTTTGTACGACTTCGGAAAATTTGCAATCATTAAAACGCCAATATATTTGATCGAAAACTAGAAATCCCTCTGTTCTCAAACAAAAATATTTGCCTTGCGTGTATTCGCAATACGATTCCAGACCGTTGGTATCGTTGCTGTAAACCCAATACGGCAACGTATAATTAAACAACAATTCTTCGTTGTTGTCGTACAATTGTTCGATTCCGTGACTGTCGTCGGGTTGAATTTCGTTAATTTTTGAAGGACTATAATTGGGATTCATTACTGAATTTTCTGCGTGCGAGTGAAACAAACCAAGGGCGTGACCTACCTCGTGCAAAAGAACTGATAAATAATTTGTTTCGTTTTTTTGGACGAAGCGGTCGCCCGTGCGCCAAATTTCATCAGCGTCAAAATGAATCTCTCCGTTGGGAGGCGCGAATCCGTGAGCCAGAACGCCTCCGGGGCCGTCGAACGGGAAAAAATCGTCGTGATCTCCTCTCAAAAACTTTATTTTGATTAACGCTTCGGGATTGTCGCGACCGACGTCGAAAAATTGTAAAATTTTAGGCACTCGCCACGCGTCAAACGCAATATTTGTTTCATTTACGAACAACTCTATTTCGGATTGATTTACAATTGTGGACACGAATAAACTATAAGTAACATTTTTACCGTTGGGCCAGTGTACGGTGGGATTAATAAAAAAACCATATGCAACACAAGATAACGTAACCAGAAATGAAATGCGCGTATGTAACATTGGTTATGTTGGGAGATAACTATGTCAAAGGCGCTATCGCTTTGGGTAAAAGTTTAGTTCGTACGGGAACCGAAAACGAAATGGTGTGTATGGTGAGCGATGATGTGACACAATTGAAAGAGTTACACAAACTATATCGGGTTATAAACGTTCCGTATTTACATTACAAATGCGGTAAAATGTTGACTGAGCGACAACAACAGTTGTACAGCAATTGGATTAATTTTTCGTTTACTAAATGGCGTTGCTTCGAACTAAACATGTACGATAGGTGCATATTCTTAGATGCAGATCAAATTGTTTTGCGTAACATCGATCATTTGTTTCATTATCCTAATGCGCTTTGTTACAATTACAATTATAGTTGTAATTTTAAACATTTGAAACACGGCGATGTCGTTAGTTACGATGCGCAAAAATATATATTGGACAATTCTAACGTGTTAGGATTTAGCGGCACTCTAGTCTTCGAACCGAATCTAAAAATGGCTAAAACGATTGAATCGCTTTTGTCACCCGACAACGACAAGCTCAACGAAGCTATAAATATTTATAATAACGGGTTTGATGAGATCGTTTTGGCGCAAGCGTTTATAATGATGAAAAAAGACGTTGTTCAACTTTCCCCTATGTACGTATGGGCTGCCGGAAATTACAATGCTCTAAAAAACGGACAACAACCGTACATAATCAATTATTATGGCGACCAAAAACCTTGGACGTTAAACGACGCGATATATATGGACATTTATATTTGGTGGTTTTTTTACAACAATTAAGCAATGATTTTTGTTCTTTTAATTGTATTAATACTTATGTTGTACATTTTGTATCAACCGTTGCATCAAGCTTATATTGTTATGAGAAAACAATCTGACCAAAGACAGATTTTGTTCGCAGATGACAGTTTGAAAGAAGCCATGCGCCGCAGACGATATGCGCCGTTGCATACGCTGCCGACGGTCAAATGGCAAAACGTTTACACTGATACAGCCGGCGGTGCGTGTTTTGCCGTTCCAGTATTAGTAACCGTTAACGACACCGGCACTTTTGATTGTAGTTCGATATGCGACAACGAAACTGCTGTCTATTTTTTTGTAAACTCTTCAGACAATTATATAGTTAACGGAACGCGTTTAATAAGAGGCGGTTATTGCACTTTAAATTCTATCCCAAGAAATTGTAACAGCGAAACTTCTCTAATATTATACAGCGTTAATCAGTGGACGTGCATCGCTGAAGATCCTAGATATTATGCCGGAGAGAGTAATATAGTACAAATAGCGGGACGTCAACACAGCGACCAAATATTGGCCGTAGATATAGATAAAATCGTATTGTGGGACAATATGTTGCAACGATCTGTCAATCCGTTCGTAAACACGCATCGTCACAATTGGGACGAAAAGATAGCTGGCAGCGACGTAAGAAGGTTTAGTGTACAATGTAACGCTCTAGACATTAGACATAATCAAATGTTTATCAATCCTTACAACGCTTTAGAGTGTTTGCCAAATGTTTGTACCTCGGCGCGCGGTGTGCATCGCGATGTGAAACCCGACTTTGTGAGAGGCGTATGTGATTGTGGCGATTTTGACATCACTCGTGTAAGACACATTGACGAGAACGCACCTAGTAGCCGTTGCGCCTCAATAGTTAACCGACTCATAAAAGAAAACAGAGACTACCAATTTCGCGTTGAGTGTTTGTCTTTGGACACGCCCATAACTGATTATTCGCCGACCAAACCGCTGTGCCCTCCCGAAATATTCAATCAAAACACAGATTTTGCGTACACTTTTACTTTGCAAGGAGTGGTACCGCTGAGCGGCAACGGCATAGACGAGCCCACGCACGGACTTTGGCGCGATACCAGATCGAGGATAGTGTGGAACGATGTACATAGTTGAAACGCTGCAGGTGCTGTCGTTTGAAACGCTAATTGTAAACGACAATATCGATCGGGTACCTCTGCGATTGAAACAAATTCTGCGCAAACGTTACGACGACGCGTTGCCCGAAAAATGGAATTGGCGCCAGATAAACTATCCCGTACCCATAGAGTATTATTGCTTTTTGATGTTGAATCGCGATTCCTATTGTTTAGAACTTGCTCATTTTCCAAGAACGACTACTTTAATAAAATTATTGTATCATCGGAACGATAACAAAAACTATTGTATTAATTGCAAAACTCCAAACAATTTTAGTACAATGTGGCTGGATTACCAGGACACGTGGTATTGTGTATTGACAAATAAAGATTGGTGGTGTTGTGTATGTCGTTTGCAACCTTTGTTCGTTTTATATTAAATAAATATTTTATGAAAATTTAACGACCTGGTTTTTATTCGACACAATGTCGAAACTCCCAAACAATATTTTGTTGTTCAATTCTATTTTTGCATATAACTTACGCTTTTTTGTTATACTTTTTAACACCAAATCCGTTATTTCATCTAGTAAGTTTAATGATAAATTTGGTATAGATTTGTGTGTTTGCGTGATCCAATTTTCAAAGGACACAATTAAACGATCAAAATCGTCATCCATTTCTTATAACAATTAAGAAGCTATGAATCGAACCGTTGCCAACATAATCTTGGATAAACATAAATGCAACGAAGCCGAAAAGCGTCTACGAAATTTGATAATCACAAATGGTTTTTTTTTAATACCGAATGAAGATAATTTATTTAACAGTATAGATTTAGACAGTCTTAACACGGAAACCCTGCTGATCACATACATTAAACGTGTCAACAAGATAATCAGAAAAATTAATATTCAAAATTCCGAAGAAAACGATATAGGCGGTATCATCGACACGGACCACCAAACAATGTACAACATTGACGATAGGCGACAAAAATTGGCAGGCAACTTGAAAAGACTTCGTTTAAAATTGTCAGACGTTCAGTCGGTGAAAGATTTCATAATAACGATAGGTAAGTTAGCAATAGCGTGTCATCCCGAATTACAGTCATACAGCGAAGATATAGTTATAATTGCCCACCAATACGGTATTTCCAATCCAAATGTTGATGCTGAATCTATTCGAAATCGATTAAAAGACAGCGAAAAGTTAGTAAAGGAATTTAGCGAAGAAAATAAACGTTTCAACAATATGATTTTGGATAACAAAAAAACTTTAAAACGGTACACGGACAATTTAGTACAATGCGAATCAAATTTAGAAAAAAGCGAAAATAATCTCAAAACCTCAAAACTTGACTTGGAAGCGTTGCAATCGTCCAAAAGAATATTAGAAAATGATTATGCGCTGCTCAAAGACGAGAACAGTAAATTGTTGGAGGATGTAAAAAATTACATGGTAGAAATAACAAACCTAAAACACTCTATGGAAGTTGATAATGTTGCTGAAGAATATAAAATAAAACTAGATAAATGTGCTGCGGAAAATACAACTTTAATATATGAAATAACAGATTTACAAACACAAAAACAAAATATCCAAGCTGAATATGATAATTTAAAAACAACAACGGAAAGTTTACAAAAACAACTTGACGAATGCATCTACAAACTTCAAAATAAAAATAGAAATAATTATTATTCCATAGCGTTTGCTGATCAATCTGAAGAACCCGTTGTAGATTTAGACGATGAAACCCAATCCGAACCCGTTCGAATAATATCTTTAGATAATAATGATAATAATCAATTAGTACAAGTTTCCGATTTAGAAAAACATTTGCACGATTGCATAAACGACAAACACGAACTACAAAGCCAATTGATTAACACACAAAACACCCTATCCGAATGCAATATTAAATTACAGAAAAGTTTTACTGACAACGATTTATTACAACATCAATCACAAGAGTGTAGTGATAAATTAAAACAAAAAATCGACACCAACAATATATTACAACAAGAATGTAAAGATAAATTATCAATATTAGAACAAAACATCAATTTATTACAAGCACAATTACAAAAATCGAATCAAGAAAAACAAGACTACATAGATAGAGCAGAACAAGACATCAATCTATTACAGAAAAAATTAAAAATATTAGAACAAGACAACAATTTATTACAAGAACGATTAAAAGAATGCGACAATAAATTAAATAATCGTAGACAAAAAAGACGTAAAGAAAGCGTAGATGCAAGCACCTCATCTAAAAGACGTGCGAAGCGTTCTGCTAATGATGCAAACATTAACAAACGTACCGTGGGAAGACCTCGTAAAAAACCATTTACTAGTAAAGAGTTTGTAGAACAGAGTGATGATGATGACGACTATTCACATATTGAAATGGAAATAGACAACGAATTAGATAACGACGCAAACGACGAATATGTAAACAGTTTAATAGAAAGAGAGCTAAACAAAAATGAAATCGTAATAGAAGATTTAAATGAAAAACTTAAAGAATGTCAAGAATTAAACTCGGTATTAAACGAAAAATTAAAAAATTGCGAAAACCAAAACGACGAAAACACGGATGAAATGCGAATTTTGAAAAATACATTGGAAACTAAAACTAACGAATTACAAATTTTAAACAGTAAATATGAAACTCTTAACTATAATTTTACCAAAGTCAACAATCTATTAAAAGATAAAACTTTGACTAACACAGCTAACGAAAGCCAATGTCAGCAATTGGAACACGAAATCGAAATTATGGAAAACAAACTACTGACGTACGCTGACGAATGCCACAATCAATACGAAGACTTGTTAAAAAAAGTATATATAAAAGCTTCTGAATCTACTGATATTAATTGCCTATCGAGCATAGTTGATTTATTTAGTGAATCAGATTTGCAAGCCCCAAAAAATATAGTACTAAACGATGACATTAATATGCCAAAAGTAAAATTGAACGACTTAGAAATTGCAGTATTAGAATTTTTAAACATCGAACAAGTACAAAGACCGTTAGTTGATAATATACGTTTTTATTTCAGGCTAATTCACAAAAAGTTAAATGACATTTATAAAATTATTAACTACAAATATAATCGTAAATATAATTTATTAACCAACATAGAACACGCCCAGGAACAATTTAACATTTACTTAATCAATCTTAGTAGAGATTCAGAAATAGTTATTGAACAATTGCACGAACAAATTTCCAATTACAAAAGACAACTATACGCTAAATCAAATTTAGTGGACACATACGACGACGACGACGACGACAATTCTATATCATATTAAAAAACAAAATATGGATCAATTAAATTTGCAGGTCTTTTGTGTAAAGTTAGCTTCTTTTTGATTATGTTGTTTGACGAAGAAGAAGACAGTGTTACGGTGCTGTTATTTATGTACGACATCTCTGACACGGTGTCGTACAACACTTTGGTCAAAATTGATTTAGCGTAAGATATCATGTAATGGTCGTCCAATTTTGGATTTTCCATTTCTTCGATGCATTCGTAATAGTGTTTTAACATTTCTTTGGGCGAGGATTTCATGTCGGGATTTATTTTTTTCAAACGACTCGCCGTGCTGAGCAAAAAACCTTTATATTTTGGAAATACGTCTTGACATTTGTCAACTATAAGCGACATTGCTATCAAAAAAGTACCGCGATTAAAATTTTTATATTCGACGCTCTCTTCCACATATTTTGTTTGCAATATTAATTTTTTAACGTTATTAAAATTGTCTATAGTCGGATTCTGTGTATACATTTTGTGAGCTTCCTTTAATATTGACATCTCTTTTGGCGGTAGCATATTTTCAGATTCTATTAATTGACGACATTTGTCAGCTATCAACTGTTTAGCAAATTCTTTTGCGTCAACACTCGTTTCCATACTTACAAATTATGTTTATTATTTTGTTAGCGGCTTTAATCTGTATTGCGATAATGTATATACTCAAGTTGAACAGGCGACAAGAAGTTGATTTTTTAATTTATCAAAACAAATTTATTAATCCCTCTTTGGCAAAGTATGTTCTGATATATGGTTAATGAGATGAACGTTATGACATTGGATGTCAAGTTAGCAATTAAGAAAGAGAATTTAATAACAAGTTAGCAATTAAGAAAGAGATTTAGTTAGACGCCTGAGGTATCTAGGATTATTTACGAACAATTGCACAGAAACCCTCTTCGGTGCATATGCATATCCAATCTTCACCGCCTCTTAACCGCAACACCAAATGCAATGTCGACTCTTTTTGTATATTGTAATCAGACAAATTGAGTTGGTCATCCAATTGCTTTCCACTAAATATTAAACGTTGCTGGTCCGTGGGTATGCCTTCTTTTTCGCTAATCGCCTGTTTTACTGTTTGAATCGTGTCGTTGGGTTGAACGTCCAGAGTTATCGTTTTTCCCGTAAGAGTTTTTACGAAAATTTGCATGTTTATGGTTAATGTTCGCAATAATCAACATTTTATATAAAACATTCACGAACGTTTAACGTATATCTACTAAACTATAAAAGTAAGATTTGCAAACATTACTAAATTACAAACATGACTACTTGTTCCAACAATATACGCGTTTATGTTAATGATAGTTTTGTATATTTTCCTTACGAACGTATAAAACGCAATCCTAACTATTACCTAACAGTGTTTGTTCCAACCTACGCGGATGAAGAAGTTATTGATAAATCTCGATTCACAGGAATGTTTAAAATTGTTAATGTTATCAAATACGTATCTAATTTTGACGAATCAAAGTATTCGAGTGTTTCAAAAAATTTAGTCGTATATTGGAACGTTATTGTTCCTATCAATATATTAGGTGTGGGTACTACCGACGTTTACAATGTAGTACTCAGCGATAATTTGTACAAATGCAATAACATTGTTATCGAAAATACAACATTTGTCAATTGTCCATTACAAGTAGACTACGACCCTTCGATGATATGCCTGAAGGGCGAACTGGTCGGGTATAGCAGCGAAATCAATAAAGCTCTAAATAATGCTAACAACAAGTTTATTATTCATTTTGACAAAGACACGCCAATGGGCGTCAAAATTTTAAACACCAAACGTTATTTTATATTATTGAGCGTTTATAGAAGTTCGCCAGTAAAGTTGTGCATATATTTAACATATGACGAACTTAATGTTGTGCATAAAGAATTGTCGTGGGAATCTATCAGAAGACAGATGAGAGGCGGTCTCGCCTCCAACGCCTGCAACATTTTAAATCGTTCCAGTTATAAGTATGTCCAAGACGCCATGGAAATTTTACAAATCAACACAACAAACATTTCATCGATACACGTGTTGGTCAAAATGTTTACACCGTTAATATTACGCTACAAATTAGTGCCGGATATTTTTGTAGAAATGAATCGAATAAACGGAAACGAAAAACACGTACGCCTCTATTGCAAACACGAGAGTTTAGCCATCACAAACGCGGGACCGGTTCCTATAAATTTACCAACAATCAACCAAAAACCTTTCACTCACAACCCGTTACAACCCCCCTCTGAAGAACTATACAGAGAGTTGGGAACTAGAAGAGCGTATATTAATTATCCAAAATATAATTATTTTCTGTAAGCCACCATGAACAATTTTTCACCTATTAATAATTTCGACCAGCTTGATGTGTTACTGCGAGAAAATGAAGCTATTATAAAACATTTTATCATGTTTTTGATTAATGTTACACTGCTGATTATAACCTGTGCTTTTATTTACTCATTACATTATTATTTTGTTCAACAAAATTTTAACCAGCCCCCATCTGTGAGATCTTCATATTATAAACGAATGAATCAAAACCTCTTTTAAACTCGTGTAATTGTGATTGTTGCAAATATATTTTACTTTTGTTATATTATTAGGAAAATCGTACATTGGTCGTTTACAAATCACACAAAATAGATTCATTAAAACGTTTAAATCTACGCATTGATATGTATTGCAACAATCGCTATACACGCGCAAATTCAACAATACTTTATCGATGTACAAAGTCGGTAACGCGTCATACATTAAATTTCTTAATGATGCTGGTAATAGTTCCATGATAATTTTTAATTTTATCAAATAATCTATAGGGTGCACTTTTTTGTGATTCAAAATACGTTCAACACACAATTCCAACAGAGACATAATAAAAATAATTTTTTTTAAACCATCAATTTATTTGTAAATTATCATCATCAACCATGTCTGCAGTGATCCTGCGCTTATTGTTAACTTTTTTTACAACACCTGGTCTTTTTCTTGCCACATGAACTGGTATTTCTTCAAATGTTTCTTCTTCTTCTACTTCTTCTTCGTTGTTTTCATTTGTTTTGTTGTTGTCTTGACTAGATTTTAACAAATTGTGACGTTTGAAAAAGTCTTTCAATAGATCTATGGCTTCGACAAAACGAGTGTGTTCGTTGTACATATTTTTGCAAATTTCATAATTTTTTGTAGACATTTCGGTAGAATTGAAATCAAGCATAACGGGTTCCGGGATTGGTGTATTGTTGTATGCCGCAATCATTATATTATGCGCATAGGCTATTACCGATTTACGCAAAATTGTCGTTTTTGTGTTGTCAACTACTCCCATATTGTTTTCGATCACAAGTTTTTTATGACAAACCTCTAAATGTTCGATGAGAGCGCGAAAAGCGGCACCGTCTTGGTTTGAGCTGTCGGCCATAAGCTGCCATGCTTTGTTGTCTTTTACCAATTTAATATTTGCTTTGCTCAAGAACGAAGTATAAATTATGAACGAGTTGATAATGTAGGGCTGATTAGTTTTTTTCTTTTTTATAATTGATTTTTTATCGTTTGCATCTAAATCTATGCGCAGATTTACCAAAATTTTTTTATCCATCAACATTTGCTTAAACTGATTGTTGTTAAACATATTAACGATTAAATCTTTGTTATTTATATACGAAACGTCTATTAGATTTTTGTTTGATATTTCCGTGTCGGGTGCGACATCGTAACCGCCATTTTTAATTAGTTGCATTGTTTCTATTACAACAATATTCGTATTCTAGCTCTAAACTATTTGGCAATTTAAATAAATGTTTTAATTTATTTTTGTACGCGTCGGCTGAGGTCTGAGGACCGTCTGAATGTCGTATGATTATATTCGAACAATGTTCGTCAATATATTGGGAAATATTCTCAAATTTTCCACTTTCCACATGCGCTGTGACGTTTTCGGTGTCGCCACTAAATTTCTTGTAATTAATCACCTCTTTTACAATACTATACACCAAGCTTTTAGTTAGCATGCCAAACCGATTATACCACAACCCAATCTACCACCAGAATTGCCGTCTATTAAACTCTTAGCGTTTTTACCCCGACCATAATCATCGAAATCAGCGTGCACGACCAAACTTCTACCTAATACACTTTTTTCGCCGTACAAAGTTACGCGATCTATGTAAAAATCAACTAAAGTTGTCTCTTTGCAGCCGTAAGACATTACATTGCCCAAATCTCCAGCGTGTCGTATGTTATCAGTTGGACCGCCGTGCACCATTTTATCGGGATTAAAATGACCTCCCGAAGAGGTACAACCGTTGCTCAAATCTCCATATTCGTGTATGTGAATACCGTGATATCCTCGTTTTAAATTATATAGTTTTCCTTTTATATGAATAAAGTCGTCAGTTACAGAGTCTTGGTAAAAATTAATTAGACCATAAACTTCACCTGTCACAACACAAACAGCTCTCATATCTTACAAACACATCAAATAAATTTTCACAAATACTCATTTTTGTCGTTTCCTTTTTGTTGTCGCCAATGTTGCAAAAGACTATAACAAAAAACGAATCCGAACTAATCTGCAAAATTTATTTTAAAAATTATTCTCAGATTAGTTCGGATTCGTTTTTAGAGACAACGAATTTCAAGAAAAACGACAACAACTTTTCGTTGACAACAACTAAAAAGACGACAACAATTTTTCGTTGACAACAACTAAAAAGACGACAACAAATAATGAATTCGAACTAATCTGCAAAATTTTATTTTAAAAATTATTCTCAGATTAGTTCGAATTCATTATTTGTTGTCGTCTTTTTAGCTGTTGTCAACGAAAAGTTGTTGTCGTCGTTTATAATTTGCGAACATTTTCATTTAGTTTATAGTTGTTGTCTTTAAGGTGTATATCGTTTTAATTTCGCATACTTTTTTTTTGTTAATTTTGAAACAAAATTTTCGTATTGCTTGTAATAAAATTTGTTTGAAAAGTTTGCTTGTTAACAAATTGTTCATTTAGGAATCCGAAGAGGGAGGTTCGTTAGAGATGGGAGGAATAGGTAGTTTTTCTAAAATTTCTTTTTTAGTATCGGTAATTTCGAGAACGTCATTTAAAACTTTATTAGATAAATACATTATGAATTTTGTAAATAGCTCTTAATTATTAGTTGTTGTTAAGCGTGTAGGTCAATTTGCGATAATACATTATCGAGGATGGCGCGATGATAAGCAAGACGCACAAGGTAATTAATGTCAACAGGGTTAATTCTATATCGCGTTTCTGGTAATTAGAGTATGCGTCTTGGTAATAACATAATATTAAAATTGATAACGCGAATCCAATGCCTGATAGGTGATTGTTAAATTGTAACAACGAATTAGGTATATTATTTAATGTTTTGTCGTGTCTTTTGCAATACCATTTAAAATATGCCCATGTGTTGTTGTTTGCTAAAGCGGCGCCTATTAATTCTTGTTCGTCAATATCGTTAACTTGATCTCCTTCTAATAGATTCATTAATTGACCATTGCTGTTAACTTCTAACGCCGATAAATAGTCAACCATGTGCATGAGACTGTTGACAAATTGTTCGGTATCGTCGTCGTCTACGGAATTAACATATTCCATATAATTTTTTGGTGTAAACACTATGGGATCGCGACTTGATAAACCTATGGAGTCATAATAAGAGGCCAAGAAACTGTTCGATAAATCATCAAGATAACCACGGGGAAACATGTTGTTGTAACCAAACGGATCCCATATCATCAAAAGTATGTCCGCAATGGCTATGAACATTAGCGCTAAATTAATTATCGAACCAGCTGTTTTTATGACTGTTAATTTTGCTATTTTTGATGCTGTAACTCTGAATGCTCGTTCCAAAGCGTGAATTACTGCGGTTTTGTATACTTCGCTCAACAATCGAGTGGTTATAAATTTGGTTTGATTTAATATCATTCTTTTTAGGGCGGGTATCAAAATCTTGTTAATCTGTTTTATCATTTCGGTAACTGCCGACTCTAACACACTAACACCTAAGTTTGTTAATATACTCATAATAAAACTGTGGTCCTCTAGAAAATCTACAATCGACTTTTCGAAATCGCTTTCTGGAAAGTTTGTTTTGATGTTTTTAGTTTTATGATGCTTTGTTGCAGTTTCGTGGTTGTTGTTTCTGATGATTGAAAAACCATGATTAGCCGTATACGTTAGCGTTTGGTTAGCGCCGGACATGTGAAAAGTGTTGTCCAAAAACGCTTTTTCCGCTTCAATATCAACTGTAGAATCGCGCTGCAAAAACCATTTTTCTAGCATGGCGTCACCCTCCGCAGCCGGCGGATTTGGTAATATTTCAGAAGGTTGTTCATAGTCGTAGTTGTTGAGTTCGGTTATAACGTTGTCGGTGGCCAATTTAAAAGTTGTGAATATAGATTCGCCCAGAACGAACGATAACAACATTTCGTGCCACGGCTGACTACACGCTTCATTGACATATTGTCTACCAAAACGACGACAATAAGCGCTATTATATGTAGCTTTTATTCTTTCGGGAAATAAAGGATCGTCGTCGTAATTAACATTAAATGCCGGAACGTCGTCAACACCCCTGGTTATGTGTTTGTCAGTTCTTATGTATGGAGAGTTCATCCAAACCTTTGTTAAAGTGTCGACCATGTAACATTTTGCATTGGTATAACGCAATTCTACAGATTGGATATTGCCATCCCTCGATGACAACGGAGTGTTTAGATGGTAACACGCTGGCTGGTTAAATTGTATTGCAACATCCGATGTTTGTGTGTAGCCACCTATAGGAGTTGTATCTTTGTCTATGACACCTGTTGCTGTATAAGGGTAACAAGTCATTGATTCGCAGCCTTCTTTTGAAAATTTAAGATCAACAACCACTGCGCTCCGGTTAAGCATCGTATGCGGCACGTGATAATCGTTATTATTGGCATATCTAATTGAGTAGTCTATAAAAATGTTTGGAAAACGGTTACGCCATTGCAAAATATATTCTAAATCAATGCGGTTATTGACATATTGTAATGTGTTAGCAATATCAATTTGGGTGGGGGCTGCCATAAGGGGGTCTTATTAGGTGTGTTTATATTGCAGCAGTTATCAAAATGGCTTACAACGTAACGCAAGCGCCGCTGAAAAGAAAATTGTTACGTCCCATAAGATGTTGTCTAAAAGTTAAACGTCGTTTGTTCGAACCGAAAAGTCTTTACAAATTGAGTGTCGAATCTGTTTCGGAACAGTTGATAAAAGCTATACCCGACAACAATTTAATTTACGACAACTTGGACAATAATATAAAAAGCATTGTTGCTTGTTTTAACGAAAAACGAATGCCCTTTAATATGGTTAAAGAGGTGGGTTCTTTTTTTAAAATCGAAAACGAAAAATTATTGCTAATGAAAAACTCTAATCACAACACGAACGGAGAAGTGTGTGAAAAGTGTTCGGTCAATGTCGAGTGTAACCGATAAAGCATATATAAACGCGTTGGGAGGTTGTGTTTATTCATTCTTCAAAATGGCGTTTTGCGAACTGTTGGATATTAACAATTACATCAAGATAATGGCAGACGACAAGATTGTTAAGATTGACGGATATCATCGCCAAGTGAGAGATTTGCCCCATGTGCAAACGATACACGCTGTATGCAACTTGAATTTGTCTAACGAAGAAATAGATATTGTAATAAAGATTGAAGATGTCAATCCATATAAACCATACGCGTATACTATTATGTATAAAAATGAAAAAATAACTCTCATCAGCAACGACGATGGAAGCGTTCAATTTGATGGATTTAATAAAGTGCAAGGATTTTACAAATTCAAGGTTGCTACATTATCGTATCTAAAATCCGTGTATGGCGAAAATGTTTCCGAAATGCAAGCTCCTGTTATTGAGATAACAATTAATGAATTTAAACCTAAAAGAAAACTGGAATTAGATTGTGTTTCATACGAAGAAGAAAAAGAAGAATCTAATAAATGTGTCGGTATGCTACAAAAAACTGAAACTTTTAAAAATTACAATGTAGTCAATGGTGATTTGGGTAGAATTGTTGGAAGAATTGAAATTCATTTTAATTTAAGTTCTGTAATAAAACCGTCATAATTTTTATTAATGTATTTTATTTATTAAAGCGTAATAATTCCCCTTATGAACAATATTATGAGGTAGTTATTGTTGTATAGTAAACATAGTCTTAACATAGACAATATAAAAACTAAGTCTTAACATAGACAATATAAAAACTCGTAACAATATAAAAACTCGTAACAATATAGTAAAAAAAGACACTAAAAAATTTAGACATCAAAAAAAATAAATCTACACAGTAAAAAATACTATTAACTAAAATGTTACATGCATTATATAATTCTAAAGTAAAATAATTAGTAGCTTTGCGAGTTACCAACTATTAAGATTTTAGTGTGAAATACTTAAATAAAAATGTTTTTTCTTAAATGAGAATTGCTAAGTTGTTTACCATCAAAATGCAACATCAATTGTGCGTTTTTGCTGTTCTGGTGGTATAAAATAGCTCCATATTTGCCCGTTTCTTTGTTAAGGTTTGTAGTGTTCAAATATTCGAACAATTCCTTTTTGGTGTCAAACAATTGGTCGGCGTATGCAATGGGCTTAGTTTTTTCTCGGACAATCAAATTTACATTGCTTAACAAATTACTGTACAAATTGTAGCCGTCTTGTACTAAATAAACATATTTGTCAGCGTCGTGTGTATAATTTTGTAAAACTATACCAATTATTTCCATGTTGACATTGTAGATCGGTTCGTGTAGCAGCCAAGGTTTATTAGAATAAACTATTCGTTTTTCAGTGAGAATAGTATCGATGCCGTCGTAAGCCCAATCGAGAACTGTTTCGTTTGAAACGTCGTAACGATCTCCGTCGACGATGACAACATTGTTAACGATGCCCGACAGCAATATCGTGCTATAGAATCCGCAATAGTGATGTCTGGTTGCTTTGTATTGTATAGTGTCCACGCCAAAAGGCACAATACCGTTTATAGTGGTTGTTTCCATTTTAAGTTTAAAACTCTAGATTAATTAAAAAGCTTTGACGTGTGGTTTATATAGTCAAAGGTTATCATTTAAGGTCAATTCATTTTCGTCCAACACGTGTTCTTGATCTTTCGACTCTTTATCTATAAAGTCTTCAATGTTATTGATCACGTGTTGATCTTTTGACTCTGTTGATAATGTTAGTCTGTCTCTAAGCGCCACTATCTCTGAATTAATCGCAAGAATTGCTGTGTGTAAATCTTTAAGAGATGTCATTTTAATCGATTTCTCTTATAATTTGTCAGATATGTTAGATGATTTAGTTAACGTTACGACGTTTACGTCCCAATGTTTTCCTCAGAGCGTCAAATATTTATTGTCTATACTAAAAAAATACTGGTTAAGATGCTACATTAGCAACAGCAATTTAGACGATTATAAAGTATATGTTGACAATGAATGTGTTGTTGCCAAAGAGGGATTTGTGATGTACAAATGTGATTATGTAGTGTTCAATCTCGTCATGATCGGAAAAAGTGTTCCCGAAGATTTAGAATATTTCTGTAAATGTCAAAATGTGCCGCTTTTGTCGTTGTTGTTGAAAGAGCGTTGGTTCAAGGGTGACTTTGGCAGATTGTTATTGATAATGCAAAAACCTTTAAATGTTAAATTGGCTTTGTGTCGTTTCATTGAAAATTGTTTATGGGAGCGCGGTTACGAAGACTATTATACGTTGGGTCAACAATTAAGCATAAGAATGACTACAAATTTGATACAAAGCGGATTAGATTTCAAGCATCACATAACAGAAGAAAATATCAAAACGGGCAGAGGTTGGTGTGAAGAATTTGAAAAAGTAGTCAACATCCAATCCGTAGCCGATATAACAAAACGTTACAAATGTAATCAAACTTTTATAACTTTAGAAATCGACTCTAACAATTTTGATTATGCAATGGAGTTGCTGAAGGCCAATTTTAAAAACGTCTATCTCAATAAACATGTTAAAAATTTGTGTTTGATCAAAACGAAAGAGACCAGCGATAACGCCATCGTAAAGTTAGACAATATGTTAAAACTTAAACTAATAAATTTTTTGTTTACCACAGACACCGAAAGCTATATAAACGTGCATAGAATATTTTACATTTACAACTCTATGAAATTTTACTATTACTGTCTTAAGAACAAATTTGTTTTTGAAGAAGAAGACTACGAAACGCTATATTTTATATACACTATAGTAATGTTGCAAATAATTAACGGGGGCTGTCTGAACACGTTTACATTAGAAAAATCTCCAGTGATGAATCCGCTCGAATTAAATTCTAGACGATGTAACGCCCTAAAAAGAGCATCTCTTCAAAACAAATTTATACAAAACGATGTTGAGCTTAAAGTGGATTTTATTAAAGGCAAACGTATAACAGCCGGAACGCACAATCCCGACCGATTAGTTCAAATCGACTTATAGGGCTGCGGTATAATTGTAAGGTAAATGTTGGCAACTTGTTATACCTTTTTCTTTTTTGAATATGGTGAAAAGAGGCAAACACGCCGGTCTATTATTAATTACCGAAAACAATAAGGCCGTTATATTGCAAGCTACCAAATCTTATAATGACAACGTTAACAAAAATTTAAAATACAACAAACACATACCTTTCGTAGAAAAACTAAGCATACCCAGAGGTAAGCACGATGCTGGCGAAAAAGATTACGAAACAGCCGTAAGAGAGTTTATAGAAGAAACCGGTCTGGTGTTTGATAAAATTTGTGTGTTTGGGGAGCCGTTTATGTTAGAATGGCAAGACAATTGTAAAATATATAAATATGTCGTTTACGTGGGGTTTTTAATGGGCACGTTGTATTATTTGAAAAAAAAACCCAATAGCTATATTGTCAAATTGAGGGCGCGCATAGGCTCTTTTGCGCAAATTAAGATATACGATTACAAAGTAGACATGTTGCGTCAAAAGTTTCGCACCCAAGAACTCGTACGAAGAATCGAATTGATGAATCTCAGCAAATATATTACTTACATGGAAAACCGTCAATTGTCTACATATAAATATAGTAATTATCTTTTGTTTTTCGACTATGTATATTCTGTTCAAAAAATGTTTTCTAACTTTGAGTTGGATAATTTTTTTTTCATAGATTTACAATGGTGTGTAGAATCCGAAGAGTTTGATGTTAAATGTTGTTTATAGATTGGATTAAATAAAATTTTAAATATATAAGAATGTCTTTTGATTATAGCACTGGGCAAATCGAAGTGTTCATAGTGTCAAACGACGACAACACCATCAATGGTTATGCTGAAGTCAATTCAGTAGCCCAATTGTTGACGCCTTTTATACGTGTTACACCCACACAAATATGGAATAATACAATTCCATCATACAGAATACAGAACGATAATAAAAATTTTGTACACGCTATTGTAATTTGTAAATACATAAGCAGTATTACGGCTAGCGATTCTCAGAATTATTTGAATTTAAAGCAATTGATAAAGGATCTTTTCGTGGGAGACCAAATCGCTTTGAGCGACGAATCGAAATTAGAATTGCAAAAAATCAATGACACATTAAACGACATAAACAGCAAGGTTGACAATTACAACAATACATTGTCGGATGTTAATAGTTTGCTTAAAGTTTTTAAATCGGAATTGTTGAACGAGTTGATCAACGGAGCGCCTAATGAATAAAAACCAATATACTGTATCAAAAATTTTAATCTTTAATACAATCTAAAATAAAATTTTTGACAACATCACACGGTTGGTTCACTACACTACAATCGTAACTAGTTTTGGCAACTTCAAAACCAGCCTCTTCCATTGCCGTTTTAATTTTTTCTATAACACCGTGAGCGCTCTTTGTCAATATTTCCTTGATTAGTGTCATTTTTTCTACATACACCTCTCTGCGTATTTCGTAGCATGTACCTGTTAAATAACGCACTTGTGTATTATTAGCTGATGGATTAACAAATATACCCAGTTTTTGTACACCAGGTGGGGTTTCTTCATATGTCTCGTAGTCGGATGAAGACGCATCGGTCATATCGCAATTGTTGTTGTAATTGTGTTGGTTTTTAATTATGTCATCTAGTTTTTCTTCGATATTAATAAGCTTGTTGTTCACATCGATTGGGTTGACAAAAAATTTCTCTTTTATACTATTAAATAGTTTACTCAAATAGCAATATATGATCATTGCTAAATCTTTTGCCTTTGCTGTTATAGCTGTAAGGCGCTCTAATTTGTTTGTTTGATACGAACACTTGTTTATCAACATGCGGATAAAATTCCTTTAACAGCGCCGCGTGATTGTCGCAATTTAAGTGCGGATACAAATTCTTAATTTGACGTACTATCCATTTATTGTTTTGTACGCTTCTAAAAAAACAATCACCCATAGAACGGTTCTGATACAGATTGCGCGGAATGTTGAAGTTTGTAACTTTTAAAATGTTTTCATAGTAAAACATTCTCAATTCGTAAACGGCGCGCATATCGAATTGTTCCTCGTCCAACCATATGTGTAAACCTCGGTTACCCGTATACATTATTCTCGTACAATTGTCACCAAAAAAATACGAAAACGTTGCATGGGCGATCATGTTCTTCAGTTTTATCTTTTCAAAATCATTCTCGTCGTGGTCGACATCGATAACCCATTCACGAGCGCCGTCCACCAACATTTTTACGTGCACATCTTGCGCTTTGTGCAAACGAACGGCTTCATAGAATTTATCAAAATCGGCATATGTCACGTTACTGTGCACCCAACTGCCGTTAGCGGTCATGAACGCCCAAAATCTGTCCTCTTTGTAACGTACCGAGTTCCACATTTTGACAAGCTGTTCTTTGGTATAGAGCGGTGTTGACATATTTTAAGTATTATGATATTGCTATTGGTAGCAGTTGGAATTGTCTGTTTTTTACTTGTGCTGGTTCACGTTGCAAATATTAAACTTTATACGGATATTGAAAAGTTTGACAAAATAACGCTGTACGACCCGTCGATGACGCCCCGTCTGGATCCGCCTTTGGAAATTATTTTGAATCCTAACAATGTGTCGTGTCATAAAAATTTAACACCTTGCAGCACCAATGCCGAATGCACAGTATGCTCTGAAAGTCTGGCAATGTGTCAAGAATTTATGGAGGATGTTATCTTGCAGTTGTCAGATAAAGATGATACCGAATTAACTACGATAAAAGCAGGTTCCAGATTGTGTTTGGCCTTGGACAATCGTAGAGCGCGAAGTTGCAATCCAACCACTGGTACGTGGATACTAAGGGAGATCAATAACAATTTGTCTTTGTTGTGTCATTGCGACAGGCCCGGTGTTGTAACTCAATTAAATATGTATGACGATTGTACTTTTCCTGTCGGTTGTCAACCTAATGGTATGATTGTAGATATATACACAAGTCCTATAATGTGCGTTTGCGACAATGGATATGTTCCCGAATTGAGCGAAACTAACACGCCCTATTGCAGACCGCTAGTGATGAGAGATGTGATGTTGTCTTTGGATTTTTATCATAGACCCCCGTGTCGCGATGGTTTCTTGCCTGCACAACATCCCGCTTTTGATGTGACATATTTTCGTCAAATAGGCGCCAACGTATGTTTGCCCGATCCGTGTTCGTACGATCCGCTCACAAACGAGCGACACAATGGTCGTGTTTTATATATAGAGGACAAGGGTTTGGTTATGTGCCAATGTTCCGCTGAAGAATCGTTATATCCCGTGTATTCGTCTGGTTCAATGTTGAACGCACAGTACACCGAATTTGATTGGGTCATTGCCAACGCTTGCGTAAAACCGCTTAAGGTTGACCGTCGTAGCGTACGTACCGATCTGAAAGTGTTTTGGGCTAGAAATAGTTTAAAATCAGACGCCGACATAGTGTTTCAGGTCAATATTGAGGACGTACACGAACCTTACCGAGTCTTGTTGCACCGACGCCTGACGCCTCATCCCGTTATTTCAAATTTGTCCACTAGTTTTGTTTTGAAGTTTCAACTGTGCTCGGCGCTGATTTCGGAAACGTTGCATTCCGACGAAAGAGACGTGTACCAGGGTTATTGGCATATGAACTTTTTGAGAACCAACGTAAACACTTGTCCGTTGCCTGGCGAGGGCGAATGTCGCAATCCCACACAGTGCGGCAATGTTACGTGTTCTTACAATCCATGCATTAGCAATGTGGTCGGCACTGGTTACGCGAACAGATGTTACTTTTTCAAAGCAACGCGTAATTTTGAAGATTTAGGTCGAATAGATCAAATATGCGTTTGGAATAGTCCGTCTCACTATGACCGAGTGCCGGTCACGTTTTATATTAACGCTTTGGGTACTACGGATTTGGGTTACGGGGCTGTCAATGATTTAAGAACTTTCAGATTCGTCGCAACCAGCGATACCGTATCGGGTCAATGGTATAACGCGTTAAATCAATTACTCGCCACTTACCCTCTATACAGATCTTGATAGGATAAGATCGGAGCTAATCATACTAACGTGTTGGGCATTTTGTATTCATAGTAGGATAATGTTTCGTTGACGTTAGGGGTTGTAATTGTTTTCAGTCTAAACAATATTAGTAATTTTTCCCACCAAGTGTAATTGTAATAATTGTTTCTGTCATTATAAAAACTTTGAATTCGACCAAAGTCGTTGTTGCACGCTTTTGTGTGTTTATACGGTGTCAAAACTAAATGACACATGCTTTCTTTTTTGGCTGGTTTTATCTCATCAAATTGCAATTGTATATTAGCATAGAATTTTTCTACGTTATTTCCGTAAGAAAACGATATTGGTATCAAATTATTGTTATAGTATGCCATAAAATCGGAAAAGTTGCCTCTGTGCACCGACAACGTTGTCATATTTTGGAAAGCCGCAGTGGTCCACAAACAATCGTCAATATGAAAAACGTTATCATAATAAACATTGCCGCACTTATTTATGCACATGTAATTACAAACTTTATCTTTTTTAAAGTTTAATATTAAATTGTTGTTATATTTGTGGACGTTTATTTCCAGAGGCGCGCATCCCGCATTTAAATAAAAGTTTAATTGTGTAGAACGAAGACACAACGGGTTGAGGGTGTTTTTTTGTTTTATAGTACCCAGCATGGAATAAACAAAACCATTGTTAATGACAAAAAACGTTGCCAGCATCAGCATTTTTAGAGATATCATAATAAAACAACACTATATAATTTACAATACTTTATTTATAAAATAAAAAAAAATCATACAGCAACGTACACAGTGTAAGTTTTTTCAACGTTCAACACCTTTTCGCGGCGCAACAAATGCTGTAGTATATTTTTTTTTGCCTTTTCAAACAAATCAAATTCTGCATTGTCGAACAAATCACGATCGATTAAAGCAATTTTCGTGTTGAGTAGATTGGCGTCTTGAACTGAAATGTCGAAACGCACGCTGTTGTCTATTTGAATATTCGTGATAATATAAGATGATGTATTTTTAATCATTTCAAAATCAACGCTGTCGTCGTCTTGGTTATCGTGTCTCTTTACAATTACAATATTGTCGTTTTCCATTTCGTCCAGACACCTTTTCATGATGTCGCGCAGCAATGAAGATGCCAACGTTGACATATGCTTTTTATGTGGTAAATCGGTGACGTTTAATTATGATTATGATAAAAATTTAATCAGATTTGTGCCATGCACTGTCACCCGCAGCAATAGGTGTCGTATTAATTTTTGTAAGGATTGTGTCTTATAGCGACATGCAAATTTTTGTTATGATGTTTATGGTGATTGTATTATTTTTTATGGTTTCAAACAGCAGCGACAGTAAGGGGGAACCTCCAGATTTATATATTTATTCTAGACCGAATCCCGACAATTGCCAACAATACTATAATCGATTTAATACTTTGATAGATTGCGGTATGGAACAAAGATTTGACATCACAACGGGTACTTGTAAACATTACTATTTTACAGATTGCGGTGACAGGTACAACCCTCCATACCCTACGAGTGTTGAGTTATGCGCTAATTATTTTAATAACTTGACTACCCAAGATTTTTATCCACACAGAATATGTCAACGCTATTATCAATGCTTGTATAACAACAGGCATATATTAGATCTGATATGTTATAATAATACCCTGTTTGATATAACAACTCAAACATGTTTAGATTCTAATTATGTAGATTGTGGTAGTCGAGACTAACGAATTATAGTTAACTAGTTATCGTAATAATAATGCTCTTCGTCAAACTCTTCCGATGATGATTCGTCGTCGTCGTTGTTGTAGTTGCCGTCGATTGGTTTGAACATTTCACCATCGGGATAATAAAATTTCATGTTTCTTAAACAATCAACATAATGCTTTTTTACATATAAACAATTACGATTGCTACGATACCATTCGATGTTTTGTGCTATATTTTTATTAAAATTAATAGAGTCTGTGTATATTATCAAATCTTTTGTCAACCACAACGGGTAACGATGTGTTTTTAAATAAACAGGGACATAATTAAAAAGCGTCATTTTGTTTAATTTTTATTATTTCCCCACTTAATTAATTTAATTTTGTGCACTATCGCGCACATATACAAAAACAATTGGCGTTAACCACAAATTGAAAGACGATTGTGTTTCCTTGCTGGGCTGCAGAATTTTGGTTTTTTCCGAGACGCCGTTAAACAGAGTACAAACGATAAAATTGTGACAATCACTAATTTTTTTAGCATCGCTCACGTTAAACAGCTTTTGATACAGTTCTATAGACATACGTGACACCACCATTGGATTGTCGCAAGTGTTGTTTTCGATATTAGTAGAGTTGTCTGCAACGTCCAAAACGAAAAATCGCGACAAAAATTTTTCACGAGCAGGCATTTCTTTAGGAATCGAGACCAAAACACCGTCATCGATGGTTATTGGGGTGGTATGGATTTGGCGCTGAATCTTTTTCATGTATATACCCATCATGTGTTCCATCACGTTGATAACCGAAGCCTCGTTAATCATAGCTATTATGTGGAAATCGCCATAAGTTCCGCGACACATTTTTATTTCGGCCCTTTCCCAAAAATAACACAACCTCGGCTTGCTTATAGTTTTAAATCCAAACATATACTGGGTCTTTTTTTCACTATCAATCTTGTAAAAATCCAATTTGTTTTCTTCATAACTGAAACTGTTGTCCGTTTTGTTGACGCTGATGTGTTTTACCAAATCATTTAGACTGCAATACTTTTGCAATTGTAAAGCTTTTATCCCAAAATCGTTACTCGCGCATCGGAAGGCGCGAAGAGACTCGCTGGCTTGTTTGTTCAAATTATTTATTAGCTTTTGATCCCATTTAATGTTTGTAACATCGCCTATATTCGCCAACGGATTGTTGCACTCGGTTATGTTCGAAGTGTTAATCGGGTTCAAAGCCATAATGTTAAATGCGACAAGAGAATTGGCACTGATCCCTTTTATGCGATCTGAAAAACACGTTATTGCAATATTTATTGATAAGGGCATACGGTTCACGATTAGACGCGTCCAAATCGGGATATAGCCGTTTAGATTTCTTGTTGTCATTAAAATTGGCGGGCGGCGGTATATCGTTCTCTAAAATGTCCAAGTATTTATAAAACGTAACATATTTAACAAAATAATAATTATTCATGTCGAAATTAGTAAGGTGTCAACAGAAATGTCGTCGTCGTCCGGAGTTGCGCGCGCAATCGACATTGACACGTTGTACGAGATACAATACGATTTAAAGTTTTACAAATTGTGCGAAACAAAAGGTTATGATGTGAAACGAGTCAATTTTACGTGTTCGCTTTCTTTGTATGAAATAGACACATTAACTTTTCTGCTTGCGGAATATTTCAATCAACAACATTTGTTCAATTTTGATAAACTGACATTCTTTAATCAATTCAAATACGTCATTGATGTAATAAAAAACGATTACGAGAAGAAAACAGAAAGCGAGGCGGAAGTGAAACAAATATTTAAATTGTTCGTAGAGAACGATTTCATAGGCCAAGTGCCCATGTTTCAGATTATAATGAAAAACTTGTTACCATACTACAAGAGTATAGAGAAATTAGAAAACATACAGTATTGCGACAATTGCGCTACAAAGTCAAAATTGGAATGTCTCAAATGTCGAGCCACATATATGTCTGAAGCTTTGTCGCTGTTGGACGAGTCTTTACAAAACGGATGGGAAGTGTTCTACAGACCCATGCTAGGTATACCATTATTGTTTTTTGCTTTGTTTAAATCAGAATTCAAAGAAATCGACGAAGACGTTTTTAATGTAGACAATATTGTTACTAACACGTTGTTGCAATTTTTCTACAACCTGCTCAGCGACAAAGCTACATCTTGCTTTTGGAACATGAAAAAGTGTAACATACTAATTGATAATTGTCGTCAATACGTTATAGGCTTGAACGATGCCGAACATTTGTTGATCAATCTAAATAGTCACACTTACAACACAAAACTTTATACGCCTTTGAGGCAGTTTGTAGAAAAACATTTTAGTTTGAAACAGGCCGGTAAATTAGTGCATAAAATTTTTATTGGTTTCTATTTGAGAATTTATTTGGAAGCCAAAAAACGCAACGACGCGCGCAACAAACACAAAGTAAATATTAACGTTTTCAATATTGAAATGCGCAACGTGTGCAGGGTGTTATTTCGCGATTACGATAATGATGAATTCGAAAACATTATAGATAAAATAGAGCAAATAAGAAACGACCTGTTTATCGAGATGAGCGATAATTATGTTACTCCCAAAGAATGCGTAGTTAGAATGTTCAACAAGTACAATCTCAAAAACGATATTAGTAAATTGTTACAAAAAGCCGTATGTGTAGTTTGAGTAAAAATTTGTGTTTTAAATCAAACTATAAGTCGAGCACGCACAATGGAGGACAGTCTATTCAATCGTAATGTAAACATTGAAAATTTTAACAATCCAGTCACGCCGGCGCCCAATAATGCCGACAACGACGTTTTGTTGCACGCTCTGATCATGCAAGGCGTGGGGCGTTATATTAGAGAGGACCAGTCGTCGGGCAAAATTGAGATATTGCAAAAATTAACACCCAAAACTCGCAATCTTAAACGTGTCATTAAAGGAATCAACGACGACACTAACGAATTGTTAATAAGAGGCGCCGACGATGCCGTGGACGTGTTAGAAGTAGTGCACGATATAATTAATAGCAAATTTAATATTATAAACAACAGTGATACGTCAATTCCGATGAATGTCGACTAATAAACCAAACTATTACTGATAAGATTAACAATCGTAGATATGAGTAGCGCCAAAACTAGACTGTTTTTGACGATAGAAAAATTGAAAAACGCCATGGAAGACACGCAAATGTCTTACCCGTTTTGGGAAAAATTTTTTCCCTTATTAGGCAACGCAACTACTGTCACAATAGATTTTAACACGTTAAGCGATCTGATTAACGAGGCGGCCGAAACTGCTGAACAACTAATAATGACAAGAGGAGGCGTAATGTTTTCTCAATATCTTCAACAACAACAAACCAACGGTGCAAATGTTATAGCTTCTAATACATCTTCTAACAATATAAACCGTTTTATAACTAGCAGACCTGTAGTTGAAAATGTCAATAAAATTGATACGAAAAAATACTATCCTAGCGTAGAAAAATTGTCTACATATTTTGTATCGGCGTCTATATCTTCTACGTTGTACACCGTCAAAGATATTGTCAAACTTTATCTGTATTTGTCGCACACACCATCCTATTCGCCTTTGTTCAATTTGTTAGAACAAATCTTGTTTAAATCTCAAAAAGATTGCATACCAATTGTGCCGTCGGATCAGGCCACAGTCATATTAAATTGTATACGCAATCTTACATCTATTACCAATTATAGATTGGATTACGATGGGTTGATGCTTATGTTAAACAACATACGTATTTCTTTAAATAACGAAATTGCCATGTATCCGATAGTCAAAGTGCGAGATATAATTTCCAATTTAAATGCATACGATCGCGAGACAGAACCGTACAAGGCGTACGCGGAAAAGTTCGAAATGTTGGTCGCTCTTAAATCGTCTCATCACGTTGTAGCTACCGATAACAAGCTATCGTTCAATGGTAATACTATAATTATTAACAACACCGCGGCCAGCGTCGAAAGATATTGCGACATCAATCGAATGGTTTTCAACAGCGTAAATAATATATTCATCAACGCCGTGGAAATGTGCGCCTCGGAAAATGTAAAATTTGACGTCAACAATTACAATCGCAAGTTTGTTGTATTGGACCGTGTACGTGAAAACGTCAGAAACAATTTTGTTGAAAGAGTCGCGGTAGGTGACATCGTTTCCAGAAAACGCACAAACACCATACCCAAAACAACGACTGCTATCAATAACATAAACGAAGAAATAAACAACGACAAAAATAATTCTCGGCCTGTTTCGGTCGTCGTAAAAAAGAAAAAACCTTTTTTATAAGGTATTTTAAGCAACCACATCTAACTAACATGGTTTACAGACGACGCCCAGGAAGACCCCGTTCGCGGTCAAGGTCGCGCTCTAGATCGCGTTCTAGATCGAGGTCTTATTCGAGGCAGCAAACACACGCAAGAAGACGATCAAGGTCCCGGTCTCCGTATCGACGCCGCAGTAGACACATCAACCAATATGTTTAAATAAAAATAAATATTGTTAAAAAAAAATTGTGTATTTTATTCTTTGACAGTTATACCACATTTTTTGCAATACTTTAAAAAAGTAACGGCTTCATCGCCAGAACGCAACTGTTTTTCTTGTACAACGTACGAGTGTTCGCATTGTTTTAGCGTTATACCGTTAACGTTGCACAGGTACGTTGGTAACACTAATTTATTTACATCGACACCGATAACAAATTCGCCCGACGATTTTATGCATTTAATTTTTTTTGTTTCTTTGTTCTTGTTGATCTTCCTTTTATTCAAACTCTTTTTCCAATTTATAGAATATTTGAACAAAATCGCATCAATAGGCTCCTTTTTCAGTTTGCACGGTTTAGTGTCGAAATTTTTATTCTTTAAACTTTCGTTGTACACAATATTCTCTTGTAAACGTGCAAATATCACTTCGCAGGGACAAGATTCGCGCAATGAGTTTGTTTGCATCAATTCTATTACATCTTCGTATAATTTGAAATCGTTGCGTGTGTTCACCAACAATTGCTCCATACAATCTAATCGTATCTGTTTGCGTTCTTTGTTCGATGGCGTAGGTATATAGGCGTAGAGCACGTGAAAAGTGTGACCGCTGTTGTGAAAATTAAAAGTTCGGTTTTTTACATATTGCGGATAATTGCATATAAGGTAGTCAACTAAACCTTTGTGGTCATTGTTGTTACGGAACTCTTTAAAAAGATAGAACAGATGGAACAACGATGGGTTGTTATACGACACACATGGTCCACCGTCAAGAGACATATCTTGTTTGTCAATTCGTACAGCGACATATACGATGTCGATTGCTCGACAATGGAAAATATAGAATTTATAGTTTTTCAAGGACCTGTTCCGATTTGCGACATTAACAAGTACAAAATAAAATTTATCGTTTGCGAGGATGTGATGAGAGATTTCAGAAACGTTTTTAAAAATACATTCAAACTATCCTATTTGGGGCATATATTTGCGATCGCAACCAATCCGGCCACATACAAATTATTAGATGAATGGTTGGTGTGCGACATTAATCAGGTTAACGACATCACTTTGAGCAATTCCATTTATTTTACACCGCCGCATGTCGTAGTATTCGATATGGACAGCACGCTCATCACGGAAGAAGAAAACGTACGTATACGCGACGAGAGTATCTATGACGGTTTGAAAGAATTGAAACAATTAAACTGCGTTCTGTGTTTGTGGAGCTATGGAGACAGAGAACACGTGGTGGATAGTCTTAACAAATTGAACCTTTATTGCTATTTTGACATAGTGCTGGCCGAAGGAAAACGCAAGGGCGAATACAACATCGCAGAAGAAATAGACGATTACTATGATGTATTTTATCAGAGCACACCGTTTTATTTGGACGTCACCGATGTTAAAAATATACCAAAATCACCGCGCGTCGTCTTGTGGTATCTGCAAAAGCGCAACATTAATTTTATCAAAACCATAACATTGGTGGACGATTTATTTGAAAACAACATAAACTATGATAATTTTGTTAATTTAAAAACGTGTCCCGTACCCGTCGACGATTGGCACAAATGGCACCAACAAATTGTACATTATATTCAAACATACAACAATAAATTATGAATATATTCCTATAACACCATTATCTATCAACATGTTGATCACATCTATTACAGTATAACTCGCATCCCAAGGTATTGGAAAACTCAATTTTGACAATATAGCGCTTTCGAAGTGTCGTTTTAAAGCCAAAGCGCTTGTGGGAGTGCATGCTATATTGTACGAATTGTTTTCGTTGATAAGGACAATGTCTCTACGAGCCATACGCACGACCGCATACTCATTGCTAGGACACATACGCTGACTTGCGCCTCCTTCAAAATAATAATACAAAATTCCCGCGGTATTTAGGAGCACTGTGTCATCAGGTTCGATGACAATTAATTTGTCGTTATCGCGTTCTAACACGTTTACGACAGGCCCCAAATACACATGTCCGTATCTTATCAATTGATTACCTAATATAATAAGCGGGTTCATATACCAAAATAACAGTAATATCGTAACCACCAAACCTACACCCAAAGAGGTCATTGTTATCATGTCGGTAGAAGACATTTTTAAAACTTATGAATCCGTACCGGAACCCAAGAAGAATTGCAACAAATATTGGTATTTCGTGGACACCTCTAGTAAAAAATGCGTAAGACGTCCGTTGGGGAATACCGAATTGTTTACAAAGACTTTGCAGTCCGCCGACTCTACGCTACAACATTCGTGGTGCATGGTTCCCAACTATTTTTTAATGACTAAAATAAAACCTTTCATGTTGTGCAGCGATTACGAGCAAGTGCCGGACAAGAGTATATTTAATTTTACAGACATCAAAAAGAGAATCATATGTTTTCCTGTCAAAATGGGCGATTACATGGTATGGCAAAACACCAACGTGACGTTTTTGTCTTGGGCTTTATACTTATACGCCAACACAAAATACAAAATCGATTGCCTAATTCCTGTTGCGCACAACCGCACGATTGGCAACTTTAATTTGATTAACGACAGTACAAATTGCCTAGATTTGGCTTGCAAGATTTACGACATCAACAATGATTTGATATTTACAAACACCGATAAAACGCCAAAGATAGAGATGATGACTGTTCAGTCGAAAAAATCGATAAAAATCTATTTCGGATCAAATTATGTTTATACTACCAATAAAGTTTGGTACAACTTTTTGAAACAAAACGAAAACGTCGCTTCTGTCACTTTTCTACCAGAATACAATTTTGTTTGTGATAAAATACTCTTTCAAAATCTACGATACGACGATGAAAAAACTCCTAAAATAATACGAAAGGAACAGTGTGTTACGCCATCAACGTCTTTGCAAATTACCGATCACGTTTCGCCTTGTTCCAATTACGAAGCCGAATTCAATGTTTACATTAATGAATGTTTGGAATATATCAACGAAACCATGATAAGCAAAGGATCGGCCACAAACAATATTGCAAAATTATTGGAGTTCTATTTACACAGCAGTGAATATTCAACATTTTATATATTGATTATCGCGCTTTGGCAATACTGCGAGCGATGCATAAACATGGAAAACGATTACACTATTGAAGATATGTTGTATTTTGTGAAGATTTTATGCGACAAGGTCGACGGTGGATATAAACTGTTTCTGGAAAATTTGATCTATTTTGGGAACAAAAATTGCGGTAAGGCTTTTATGAAAAGTTTGTGTTTTTTTGTAGATCCGTGTCGTGGCAAAGAGGCATTTTTTGAATCTATTTGTTGTTATTTTGCATTACATTTTTCGATATACGAAAAAACAGGAGATTGGCGCATAACCGCGTCCACCATCAAACAAAGCGAAGTCGAAGACGACGTAAAGAGTGTGGGATTTTACAAGAAAATAAAAGTAGGAAAGTTTGACTACATATTTACAGGAAACATATATGAAAATTACAAGAGCAAACGCGATCATACTTTGGCTTTTCTCATGGCCGATTGCCCCGAAATATCTGTTTCGGGATTGACATTTAACGACACTATTAATTTTTATCATACACAAGACGGTTTGTTTGATGTTTGCCGCAAAACATATAAAGAACCGTGTCCCTTTGTTGTAATGTCCACGTTGCGAAAAAATTTTATAAAAAACAATCAAGTTTTTTTGGAAAAATCGTTGTTCGACAGGATATACAATATTACAGATACCGATTTGGATTTGTTGAAAATGTATCACGCAAGAAAATTTATGACCGAGTACGAACAAACGATTTTATGTTTGAAAGAGTGCAAACTAGCTAACGCGTCGAACAGTGTGGCGATTTTAGAAGAAAAAATACATGAAATGGTAGTATGGCTTTTGGAGTGCAAAGGTAGCGACATATTAATATTGATGATGTATCTAAAGGACAGATTGCTACAATACATTAATAATATAATGAAAACAGCTGTCGACGTTGATTTAATGTGTATGCAATCAGCTATAGTTGCTCATTTGCTATGGCCTAATTCCAAAATCGAAATATTTTTATGGTCGTTGCTGTACAATAATTTTTTTGATTACGAAGACAGCTTGATGGACTACGAGTGTGACGAGCTGATAACCAAGACAATGTTTGATAACAAAAAAAAAATTATAGAATGCGTACACGCATACTTATACCAACTTGATTATAGTAAATGTCTACCATTTAACGATGATTTGTTCGAAGAAATCAAAACAATGGTGTTTAATATACCTCTAGCGGACGACAAAAAATTTAATAAAAAACGCATATTAAATAATGTGGTAGAATTGTATGAAAAGTATGAAAATTATCCCGACACGTATAACGTTTGGAGTGATTATTTAATTGTACAAAACAAAAATGAAGACATGTACACTTGGTTGACCAGGTTTTATGTTAGAATATTTCTAAACGATTTAGATTGTAACGATGCAAACTCGAGACGTTTACATAACGTTGTAAAAGGATTGTGCTATTTCAGAGTTTTTACCAATTTTCATTGCAACAACTCCAAAGTCTTGATAAATTTCTGCGCTTCATTGGCTATACCCGTAGACAATGAAAAAATGTGTATAGTCATATCTTCCAAACCGAATTGTGGCAAGTCTTCGTTGTGGGAATTGCTCAGTAATATTATACTGGTTCATAAACAAGATAAAGAAGTGTACAAGCACAACAATAATGAGCGCGACGAGAAAGTTAAATTGTACGAATCACAATTGTACGTCATGAACGAAGCACAGAAATTTACCAAAGCGTATTTAAAGAGTATAGTCGACAACAACCGCACAGATTCGGCCAGATGCAATTATGGAGTGATGGAAACGTTCAAAATTTCTTTTAAATCGTTAGTATGCAACAACGACGATGACAAAATTGTAATTTTAGACGGATACGACAAAGCGTGTAGTAACAGAATCGGTCAGATCTATTTTGATCATGAATTCGATAACGATATCAAAGAGTTTTGCGGTAGCGTTTATGAGCATCATGTAAATAAAAAATATAGCGAAGTAAGAGATGTCGTATCGAAGCTTACTGATTCGGTAGAGGCTTTTCTGGCCAACGTATTAAAACACAAGTGTGACAAAGTTGACGGTAAATTATATTATAAATCTATTCTACAAAACGATACTAGTTACAAACACAATAAAAAATGTCTGTACATATATAATGTTAGAGCTGAGGCTTTAATTTATGTTTTAAACGTTAAAGAATGCAACAGATCGCCTGAATTTAGCGAAGAGTTTGTAATAGATTTAATAAAATGCGCAGAAAAGTATGTACTTCAAATGTTGCATTATAACAAAAGGAACACTGTCAACGCCGATACGTTATTGATTGATTTCAAGAAACGTTTTAACACGACTAAATTTTTCAATAGTCACACAAAGATGTACAGAAACCTACAAATAGCTAAGAGTGAAAATTATTTTAAACATTGTCCTCCCAACTTTTTAGCCAACGCTGATATTGTATTATAGTTTTATTTTTAACACAAGTTTTTTATTTATTCATCAACCTAACCTAAAACTCTTTTCATTTTTTACATATAGGGTGCCGCTGTCGTTTATTTGTGTATATCCCCATTCTTTCAACACTAATTGTGCACTAGAATTGTTGACCAACACACAAATAGGGTAGCTCACATCGCGCAACAAATCTGGAATTGTACTATTGCTGGCGTCCAACAGGGCATATACCATTTTATTTACTTCGTACCTCACCATGTACATGTTTGAATCGATTTCCACATAATCCAATCCCTTAAAAGTTATAAATAAATTCTTAAATTGTTTTATGGTTAAATTGTTGCTAAAACGAGTATTAACATTACTGTTACCCACGTTAGAGCCTAGATTTTCTTTTATAATACCCAAACAAATCGTGTTAGCGCCTGCCTTGTCGCCGTGTTCTATGATTTGTTCGTGTCGTATAGGTGTTTCTAAAGCAACTATTTTGCTAAAATTATTTTCGCCGTAAGCTATTCTCACATTCTTGGATTTTGTATTGTTAAAAATTACATTGGCGTTACCCTCCGGAGTGAATTGTATAGAATCGCCGCTAGATTCGCTGCTAGTGTTTAAAGAATTTGCATTCAATTTATCGTTAACCCATAATAAATACAACACTGCTCCGATGACAAGCAGCAAGACCAAAGTTCCTAACATTATTTATCTTATATTAAAAAGTTATTGGTTAAATAAAACGCTTAATTAATATTCAATTTTGTATTACAGGTCCACAATTTTATAAACATTTATAATATTTCTAGATTCTATTTTACGCAAAAGCCCCATAATATTATGACTCTCGTCTGCGTCGTAACGAACATAAACAATCACTTTAGACATACAACTAAACAATTCGAAAGATATAGACACCAATTCTTGGGTCATTTCTACTATTTTGTTGTCAAACGACGAATCGAAATCATCGAACTCTTCACAATAGTCATTATACCAATTAAGCATGTGCAACAATATGTGATTACGATAAAAGTTACCAGTTGCTCGTTCTATCATATCGTTTTTCAATTGTTTTAACATGTTCAATTGTTCTTGCTTGAGTTCAAAAAAACAAGCTAATTTGCTTTTAGTCGAATCGTTTACAGATTCCAAGATACCATGAACCAATATCGCCTTTGATTGACAATCCGAATCCATATCGTAGCCTAAATTTTTGGGTTTAAAGGTGTACAAATGAAGAGTGTCAATGTTTTCGGACATTTGATTACTTATGTTATTAAGAAAATGCAAAGCGAAACACAAACGTTTATTAAATATAAACAAAGTTATGCCTTGTTTGTTTACAGGTTTTTAGATTTGACTAGAATGGCGCCGTCCGAAAATCTCAAAAATGTAATATCGAAACAAGTTCAATTTCTTTACGAGTTACAATGTTTGTTGATCTATAACAAAAGTTATGCAGAACAAGTAACGATATTAATTCAATGGGCATCACACTTGGGAGCCGACATCAAACTTGAAACATTTCAAAATATGTATCTATCAAAACTAGAACAGTTAGATTTACAAAGACTATCACCCGCGCATTATACGTTCACGTTTACCGTGATCTGGGATTCCATACATCTTATGTGTCTCGTATCAGACAATATAATCTCAAACAGACAATCTTTTTCCCTTGACAATGTAATGCTTTATATGTCCAATATTAAATGGGTTTTCTACAACATGTTTCTTATTTTGTTTTGCCCAATATGCGCCAAACATTACCTAACGGTAAACATATTCGCTTATGAATTTGAAAAAATCGAAACCGCTCTATATAGGGAAATAATGGGGGAGTCTATAATCGAAAGCGAAGAAATATTAAAGACTCAAAGTCACAAAAATGTCATTATGAAAAACGGTCTGTTGTACGCTTCCATGGTATTCCATAATCACGTTAACAACTATAGACCAATACAGCATAAAAATAAAAACTTAAACAATTACCAGAGAATGAGTTGGACAATACTTAAATCACTACTCGCCATATAAACATAATACGAACACGAATTAATATGAAGATTTTTTTTAAAACCTTTTTGAAGTTATGAATTCGACTTAATTTTATGTTATACGACGACAACAACATTTAAATAAACAACAACATTTAAATAAACGACAACAAAAAATGTATCCGAATCAATTCAATAAAAATTAAAAATTTTAAAATCTTCATATTAATTCGTGTTCATTAATTGCTTACCAAACGATCGTTTCTTAGTTTTAAAACATTAATTTGGTTATCTTTTATTAATAACACTTCGTAGATGGCGCCTATGATCAATTTATCAGCATAATTATTGACATATGTAAAATCACCGTGTGTGCATGTAAAAGTTGCGCCACCAACATAACTCATTTCGTAAGTTTTTTGTTTTTTCAATTTTACCAAATTAAGACTAGATGTTAAACCTACGAAACCATCGTTTTGTTCTACCGACACGTCGATGTTAGACAAATTTGTGTAAAACGATTGAAAAAGAATTTTGTATTGATCGAAAGTCATGTGTGTGTTTCGTTGTTCGTTTAAAAAATATATGGCATCGTTTACTTCCACGTTTATGGGAAACGAAATATCGTATTGATTTTTGTTGTCGTATTTATATTTGTAAACATTCAGTATGTCGGTGATGTAAAAACATTTCTGTTCAACATACTCCACTTGCACAGTTATTATTTTGTTATTTAAATATAGGCTGGGTGCGTTGTTTAATATTAAATCACCGCAAAACATGCGCATATCGTCCAACTCTATCAAAATTCTTTTACCGTTTACGATACACGCTTTTCCACGCGTCCCGTCAATCTTTAACGCAAACCATTTTATGTCATTAAACGCTTGCTTGTTGTTTGTTATTAATATTTCTTCGACAAACGGTCGATAACATGTTTCGTTAATGATTGAGGTGTAAGAAAAAAATGGAGTAATTGTTAGGTTTCCGATCACTTCCGATTCTATTTTTTGAACAAATTTTGCGTGTTGTATCAAAACGTTGTTAGACAAAGCCCCTTCGTATTCCAGTTCTAACCTACATACTGCCAATATTTCGTCGCTGCCCAAATGAGAGTTTGTAGTTATGTCAATGGGTTTGTTAGGCTTTAACATATTATGTAATGTGATTTGTTTGGATGCTGTTAATGGGTCTAAACAATCGCCAATGTTGTATTCATAGTAAATTTGCTCAAACTTTATTTCTATATCGGAATTGGTTTTAAAAACTCTTGTTTGACACAAACGTTTGATTTGATCGTTACATTTTGTATAAATTGTTTCTGAACATTCTCTTTTTACCATTGGCACGATATTATCGCTCAAAACCACCAACAATCGACTGCTGTCTACAATTTCTTTTTTTATAGTAACGCTTTTTCCGTTTTCGTAAATACGCGTTCTCAAATTATCGCAATCGATTATTTCGACATAAGTTTCGTGTAATTTGACGTTCTGCTGTAACCAGTCATTGATTTTGTAAATAACATCTTGAGAGTAAGCAAACGTATATGCGATTTCTTGTTCCTTGACACAATTGTTATCGCAGTTAAACGTCATTTCTGTAAGGAAGTGTAAAAATTGTTTGTTATTTATTGTTCAAATTGTCATAATATTGTACAATGGATTTGATTAACGTAGGACCATGCGAATTGAACAATTATTGTATATTCCAAGGAGTCGTAGGAATGATGCCCGATTATTACAGATGCGAAAACTATTCGTCCCCTTGCAGTCCAGATGCGAGCAATTCAAATTTAGACGGAACCTTTATTTGCAACTATCATTTAAACAAATATTTTAAAATTTTAAAGAGCAGCTTCAGAATTCCCTCCGGAAAAGATAATAAATCGTTCAAGATGCTAGTGGGTCAATCGTTGCTGCAACAAACTGATAACGATACTAACAAAAACAAAGTACTTATCCCGTTGGATCACGAGCTATATTTGAAAACTTCCAGTCGTAATAGTGTCGAAAGAATGATCATATACACAATTTACAACGACAAAGAAAAAATCAAAGATTTATGCGACATCCTGATGAAACAAGAATTTTTCGAACAACCCGCTTGGGCAGCTTTTCAAATCACTTTAAACACCATAATGGGTTTGGTGAATCCTTCAATGTTGTGTGAAAGATTGACTACCAACAAAGAAAATCGAGTATTTAATAACGAAACATATTATAACCAATTTTCGCCGTTTCTCAAGAATTTGATCAATCGTCTGGTGCGCCCCATAACGATGACTATAAACAATTACGTGATAAAAATCGATAACGTTGATACGTGCAATTTTACAAGCGACGGCCTTACCGTTCCCGATTTACACAATCCCAATCAACCGGTTAGATTGGATAACAAATTTATGCCTAAGTTTAGCATACGCACAGTGGTCGAGTTTGACGGGTTGGCAACTAAAGAACAACGTGTTTTGGATTCGTACGATGAAGTCGTGTTATCAAGACCATTGTTAAACGGAACGCAAACATTTTTATAAGTCGTAAGTGTTACTGCTCAAAACGTTTATTATAAGCGAGACCATTTATAATGAATAGAAGTGGCACTGTTAAAAATAGTAACAACTTTCGCACCGTTACAGAAATAGTCGACTCAGACGATTTGTACCAAAAAGACTTTGATGTTTCAAACTTAGAATATGTAAACGATTCTTTTTTACGAAAAATCAGCAAACGACAATTGTATCTAATGGTGGCGAAATATTATGTGGAAGTCGTGAAGGAATTGGACCTGCCAGATTTGAAATTGTTATTTAGCAGCAACAACATGTCAGACAAAATTTTCAGTTTTGTATACTATTCTTTGGCTTTTGTCAACAATCAGTTGATTCCACACGATTCTAAATTTGTGGATATGAAATTTGTGGAAATCAAAGATCGAAAAATGGTTATTCCCACCGAACCTATAGTGTTTTACAAATCTTTGGACAGCGAAGATCAGACGATCACATGTTATGTAGACACTTTGGGTATTGCTCGTATATTGGAGAAACCTTTCGATGTAAACGTTAAGTTTGATCACGATGACAATAGGAAAGAATTGTTCAAATTGATTGATCGCATAAAAGTTATTGAAAAGATTAATCAGCCTTTATTGTATCAAAATAAGTTATTGTACAGAGAGTCGGAGCCCAATTTAAACGAAACCTATTTTACGCCCATAATTACATTGTTAATACTATTTTCAAACGCTTACATGGGCTTGTATAAACTTATTCACTCTGATTTTCAACAATATTTTCATTTTTTACTCAATTACGAAAATTTAGTTAAAGAACAAATTTTGCCCAACGTTAACAATTTAATTACGGGCCATTTTAGTTTTAGGGTGCAAACAGAAACTAAAAAAAATTCATTGGGTGGTTTGGTGTTTAAATAAAACAAATGTGTTAATTTTGACATAAATTATTATTCCAATAAATTATACAAATGTACATTACAGTATTTTTGTTGACGTTCCAACCCTATTTAATTTTATGATACATAAACCAAAATCGTGGTTTGATGTAAAAAGATCGTGGTTTGAAAAAAAACGCCCATTTTAGATCGTGGTTTGATGTAAAAAGATCGTGGTTTGAAAAAAAACGCCCATTTTAGATCGTGGTTTGATGTAAAAAGATCGTGGTTTGAAAAAAAACGCCCATTTTAGATCGTGGTTTGATGTAAAAAGATCGTGGTTCGTCATAAAAAGATCGTGGTTTGATGTAAAAATTGTAAGCGGTATCGCAGGGGAAAATTTGGGCGTTTTTAAGCAAAATTATTCAGAATAGAGGAAATTTCGTAGTTGCATTTTAAATGGGCGTTTTTTTAAACGCCGAGCGTTTTTTTAAACGCCGATAAATTAGTAGTCGGATTCATTATCAATAAAATGGGCGTTTTTTTTAACGCCGAAAATGTCATCAAGGACTTTTATCTTTAAAATTGTTTAATGTTTTGTGGTAAAAGTTAAAATATAAATTATTAGCCTCGTCCGATAAGTTTACATCTTTGAGTATCTGAAACGCGCCTTCTTTCTCTATCATAACAGTGTTTGGTTTCCAATGAATATTGTGTTTTCCCACATTTTTTTCTAAACGACTCCATTCAGCAATGTACGATAAATACGGATCGTAATTGTGTATTTTAAAACGATACATTTTGGACAATTGGGTCAGTTTAAAATATAGCTCTTTGGTAGGAAATAAAATAAAATCTACACAATTATTATATTTACCTAATACACACGACTCTGCGGATAACTTTTTTAAGCGTCTATATCTGTTCAATACAGGTTTGTTGTAACAATTCATTTGCGTTGTATCATAATTGTCGGAATTGATGCACAAATTTTTATATAGATCATCGTTTAAGGTTACTGCCATAATTAGTTCACGTGTGCCTTGTTCGTTTAGAAAGATTGTGTTGTGAGCAAATTTGACAATTGCACACGATGAGTTTTCTAGTAAAAGTCGTTTTAATCGTTTCCACGAAATTATATTATCACAATTTACGTTTTTAGATATATTGTACGAGGGTGCGCAGTTGATCAATCTCGCCACATCCGACGCTTTAAAATATTTAACGTCTTGTAATATAACAAATTGAACGTTATTATCTGTTACACCGAACACAACGTTGTTATCAATTTCTTCTTTATCAATCACATCTATAATAAAAAAATCTAATAATGGTAGATGATCATTTAGCTGCATTAAAAACAGATGTTTTTGTAATTTTGTAACGTGTAATAATTTAAAAAACAATAAAAGGTGTTTGGCGTTTAAGAAATACGTGGTAGGATAAACAGCAACGTCGTCGAGCTTTAGATCTTTAAACGCGATCAGATGTCGTTCCAGTCTATTTTTTGCAACTTTATAATTTAGCCTCATGCAAGCTACCAGTTGTTTAAATTTAATGTAACAATTTTTTTTATTCGTGACTACCATTGTTATTGGCCACACGTTTTGATAATACCACGTAAGCTTCATGTCGACTTACAATTAAGTGACTATTATTTAATTTGCATTTATAAGGATATAAATTATGAACATCAATACGCATACATTTCCAAACAACGTGTCGATGGACACTAATGCCCACAAGCATTTTGAAATTATAAAAAACGCCCAACGAGATATAATGTCGCAGCATCACAGCATTCAAGCAAAACTGCACGAATTACAAAATAACATTAACGAAATATGCAAAACTAACGGTTCGCGCTGCACGGATATAGTACATAATATTAGGAGAGACAGTATGAATCCTATGTTTTTGTCGGACAAAGAGCATCATAACAATTTTGTTCATTATAAATTTTAATCGATGAGGGGTAAAGTGAACTTGCAACGATATCCATCGACATCACGATAGATTACCGAAAAAGGGTCCATTTCGTTGTTATATATGCATTGGCTGTTATAATCTTTTAGATTACGTACAGAGTTATCGTTAGGGTCAATGTATTGATCGTATTGTAAAACTTTTTGCTCTATAAAAGTGTTATTATCGTCGCACACATTATACCGCGTGTTGTCTAATATGTCAAAAGTTATTTTATTCAAACAATCTACAGGATGAAAAGTTTCGGGATCAACAGCTATTTCTCCTAAACTTTTGGCATACGTAACAAAATCATTGATACTTTCGGATTTGTTAAATACGTTTTTAGATATTATTTTGCTTATTCTTCCCACGGCGCCGTAACTCAACAAAGGATATTCATCAAAATCTATTTTGAAATAATCTTTCTGTATATCAACATTTTGAACAGAATAATCAACACATTTGTCATTTGACGAATCGTATGTCTGTTTAGGCAAAGCTACATTTAGTTTCATATTAATGGGATGATTAAAATTTTTATCTGCAACAAAATCGCCTGTATCGCATTCGATCACTCGATCAACTTTGTAATTATTACAAAAAGTTATTCCGCTCGGAAACGTTATATTGTTGGTGCTTAAACTATGTATCGTTTCACCCGTACCATCTTCATGTTTTAGACAATCAATGTCTACATCGCAACTATAGCGACCGTCTGATGCTTGTGTCAAATTTTCGCAAGTGTGTAAAAACAAATTGTTGTCGTCTAAGCATTCTAAATATTGATTCATACCCAGATTGTCGGTTTTGAAAGTGTGACCTTTGTCGTTCGCCGCACAAGGGTATGCATCAAATATGTGAACACTGTTAACGGGTAACATCAAAATCGAAGAAGGTTTATTAACGTTGGCGAAAGACTGTGTGATAGCATTGTTGTTGTTATTGTCATATGTCAAAAGTTTTTTTTTTGCCGAATTGTGTTTGAGAAATAAATTTTTTGTATTGTTTATGTCTCCGATAGGAACCATTTTATAATATTTCTGTACAGCTCTCTGTTGTTTAGATAGATTTGTTTTATATATTATACCGTAATTGTTTATCAATGTAGGATTATCGACACAGACGGTATCTTTAAAACTCTGTCCGTTTGGGCATTCGACTATCGCGGGCACCGAAGCTTGATCGCAATGCACATAGGCTGTGGGATGTGTTTGAGTGTTGAATTTTAACGGTTTTTTCCTAGCACTAACTTTGTTAAATATTAATTTGTTTAATCGATCTTCTGTCAACGGTAAATTTATATCAGATCTTTCGTTGCAAACCGATTCTTCGACACACCTTTCGCCGTTGAAAGTGCCGTTATTACATTTCATGATTAGGTTACCGTCGTCGACGTGAGCTATAAATTCATTATCGCTATCGGCAACTTTACTAACGCTTGGCGACTTGTCATAATACAAAACTATGTCAAAAGTTTGCGAATTAAAATTGAACACGTGCTTATTGGAATCGTGAACGGTTATTACTGTTTCTTTGAGTAATTTTGTATCAAAATACGTAACATAATATTGCTGTCCGTTGACGTGACTCACATAACCAATTGTAGATGGTATAGTTGTTGATTTATTATTGTGTAAATATTCTTTAAGTATATTAAGTCGTGCAACGTAACTGTTGGTGTCAAAATCGTCCACCACAACTCTGCTATAAAACAATATTACAATAACAAGCAGCACTACAATGAGTAAAGCGTTTGATAAAGATAACATTATAAACTTGTATGCGGACGAGTCTGGTGCGGTATTTAAATCTAGAAAAGAGTACAGGTTAGAAAAAACGGGTATACCTGCTTATAAATTTATAGTTGACAAATTTTATGGTGGAGAAATAACGTGTCCCACAAACAGATATATTGTATGCGTTAATGCAAACGAATCGAACGAGCCCTCTGTCGGATTGTTGATTACTACGTCGTCCCCTGTTGTATTGCAAAAAGACGAAATAGTTTTTTATGCAAATTATCAAAGAACCGACGACTTTACTCACAATTTAGAGTCAAACACAAATAATAAGACTTCATTATTCGACAACTACGATGTCGAGTCTGGAAGGAAACTGTAATAACAACAAACGTATTAAATACGATTCTCAACTTTTTTTAAAATACATATTTGATTATAAACAATACGACACAACAGATGTTCCGAACATAATTAACATATGCCGTGTGCAAGTTCGCAAAAAAGGAGGAGCCCTGTTGGCTCATTACTATGCGCAAGTGTATTTGGCCAATGGTTATAGTTTTGAATTTCATCCGGGAAGTCAGCCTAAAACCTTTCAAAACGTAAACGACAACAAAAACTATATAATGTGCAAAAGTGTATTATTGTGCGAAAAATGCTGTCGTAAAGAGTTGACGAATTTCATTGATGGAGAAAACAATTTTAATATAGCGTTTCAAAATTGCGAAACTATTTTATGTAAAAGAAAAAGCGTACAAACGGTATTAGGGTCGACGTTGCTGGCTATTTTAATAATCAATATAATAAAATTTTCTGCTGTTAACATTATTTTTATAATTTTTTTGGTTTTATTAATGTATATGGTTAATAATTTCTTGTTGAACACTCCCAACGTATATTATTGCGAACATTATATATTAAACTAAGTATAAATGTTAAATGGAAAAGTTGAGCTGGAATTCTTTAGTAAACATAATAAACTCGTATAGAATCAACAACACCGCAAAATTAAAACCAGAACAAATATTATGTCTTAATACAGTGAGAGATTTATTTCTTAAAGCAGACCCGTTACCCGTCACGGCAACCAAACGTTTCGAAAACGACAAAGAACTATTATCGTACTATGGCAATTTGGAAAAAAAATATCCACCTCAAAACACGGAATCCGGAACCACTGGAATATTTGATAAAAACTTTGTACACTCAAAAGCGTTTCAGTCTTATGCGGATAAATTTTACAATCGTCGTCTCAATTTGGCGGCTGCGCATCTAGGTGATGTTTTAAAATATATGATAGCTTATTCTATCACAAACAACAAACCGTTACCGTTGCTAAATTTAGACAGTACGACTAATGAATATTTAAAACTGTTATACCACAAAGCGCAAGCGATTCCCGATTACAAAGAGACTCACACCAATCAAATGACAATATGCACCGGCGTATTTAACAAGTTAATCGAAGACATGTTGTACGGTACCCACAACAATTATTATATTGAAAAATGTTTGAGCGGAGATATTAAACAAAGAGTTTTACAATTCAAAAGTGATATAAATTATTTATTAACAAACGAACCTTCAAAAATAATAAATGACGTATACACACCGATTCGGGAAAAGGCTATACACAACAGTTTAATAACAACAACAACAACAACAACAAACCAAAGTGTGCAGCAACAGCAACAACATTATTCCCCTATACATCAACAACTTAGCGAATTGGCATTTGAAAATGAAACTCTACGTCGTAATAAAATACAAGAGCTCAATGTAAAATATTCAGACATACTCAATCGATAATATGGTTAGATAAGGTCTAGATATGTGTGTAAAAATTGATAAGATAACGGATAATATAAATAATTAAATCGAGTGTGTTAAATTTATTAGACAAATTTTTTTTCGGTGTTATACAAACAATCGATTGCTGATAATCGATTAGGTTAACAAACATCTTGGCTAATTAGAAGACATACAACTGATATGGATAATAAAAATAATATAGATATGCTGAAATTAAGCAATCGCTACAAATCATTCGATAACGAAAATTGGACACTCAAATCGCCCGCATCGCATCAACTGAGCATTTGCGGTTTTTATTACACAGGTAACCAAGATACTACCAAATGTCCATATTGCAATCTCGAAATAGAAAAATGGGAAGCCGACGACGATCCTTTCGAAGAACATTTTAAATTTTCACCTTTGTGTCCTCTTTTGATGTCATCGCTTAATAATCGCCAACCCGTACATAAAAAATATTGTGATGAAAACAAAAGAATGTTAACTTTCCACAATTGGCCTAAAGCTTTGAAGCAAACACCCAAAGAATTAGCCGAGGCGGGATTTTTTTATACCAACGTTGGAGACAGAGTGAGATGCTTTTATTGCGATGTAGGATTGAAAGATTGGGAACCTACTGATACGGCTTGGGGCCAACACGCCCGCTGGACTAGTTTATGTGAATATGTATTGTTGGTTAAAGGAACCGATTATGTTCAAAAAGTTTTAACAGAAGCGTGTATGATAAAAGAAGAAAAAGAGCCAAAAATTGATATTCAAAGCAGCAACGATTCGTTTGCCGATAGCGATCAAACTTGTATATTGTGTTGCGATAGAAAACGAGACGTTGTAATACTAGAGTGCGGTCATGTTATAGTTTGTTCTAATTGTTCTTTCTCTCTGCCAAATTGTCCATTGTGTCGAGGCTACATTAATAAAGTGATTAAAATATATTATGCTTGAAAATTATTTTTTTTTATTTTTCCTATTTTAGGTAAGTTAACACAATGAATAATGTTAATATTGATTTAGCATCGTTAAGTGTAGACAACAAGTTGGAACCTGTTTTATTAAAATTAGCATACGATAATAATAAAAATGCGATAAGTAACAATGAAAATATAGAACAGAACGAGACTCATACTACAATGTGGATAATAATTGCGTCTTGGTTATTTATTATTGTTCTATTGTTTTTAATAAGTTATTTGATTGTAAAAAGTTTCAGAAATAGTAAAATTCTATACGACAACAAATACGATTATGAGGACTACGATTAATTATAACATTTGGAGGCCGATTATAGTTAATCACGCGTTGTTTGCAAAAGTTTTTGATGAAACGCTCGAAAAACAGAAACGTGATCCGCCTATCGACCTGTTGAACAACCCTAAAAATAAAATATGGCTACCCTTACAAAAAGATCAAACATACAAAGATTCGACCAGACAAGAATTCAAATCGTTATTGTGTAAAATTATTTATTGCCTAATAGAAGACCACAATTTAAACGACTACGGCAATTACAATTTGGAACGAGAAATGGACAGTTTGATAAAGGGACAAGAGTTGATAGAGATTGAAGATTTTATAGAACGATTATTGTGCTTGGGCGGAATAAACAAAAAAAGAATGCAAGCCACAATAAATTATTATACAAGATCAGTCAAAGCGCCACCATACAAAATTCCCAACAACGTTGAACTGCCAAACGACAAAATAAATCGAAGAAAAATATTGAAAAACAAAACAATCGATTTGGCCGACGATTTGATAGAACCGGTGCGAAACTATATAGAACAGGAGATACAACACAAAAACTATTACACCAATCAAATGCTTATGCGCGCGGCTGTAGCTTTTAACATTATTCAAGGTACAGGTATGCGAATCACTAATGCCTACCAAATAAAATACAATGATTTGAAAAGTGTTTACGAAAAAGGCGAACACAAGGTCCAAGGTTTGTTAACCAAACATTCTCCTGTCGATTTTTGCTATGTAAAGTGCATAGATAAACGAGCCCTCAAAATGGCATTAGATATGTACGACAAAATTCCTTCGGACTCATTAAACAAGATAAGCAGCAAAAGCCCGACAAGGTTTCAAGATATGAAATGTCTCTTCGAGCATGTCAAACAATGGCAAGACATAAAACCTAAAAACTTCACTAGCAACATGATAAGAAACTACGTAGCCGATTCGATGTTGAACAAGGGAATAAGTTTAAATAAAACATCAAAATTGATGAACCACGCTTCAGTGAGCGCAACGAAACATTACGTAAACAAATATCACCCCGGCCCGGCGCTGATCGGTAATTACACTAACATTTTGTAAGACAATGTTGGCGATATCGTTAGTTATAGGTTTGGTGTTGTTGGCTTTTGTTTTAAATAAATGCAATAGTACCGAAATGCTTATAACGTTAATCGTTTTATTGATGATATTTTTTTGCGCACTACATTATTTCTATAACAACACAGAATCCGATCCTCAACAATTGTACACAGAGAACGTGAGAAAATTGAAAAAGAAACAACAATTAAACGACACTTTTGACGCTTTATTAAACAAAAACAATTCGTCTGCTGAATAGTACATAAGGGAAAAATGAATTTCGACTATTTAAAAGACTTGGTCAGTTTGAACCCCATCAAAACAACCTATGTATCTAACAATTTGAAAAACAGTTTTATTTTTATTGTCGAAGATCATGTAAAAGAAAAATCTTTGTGTAAAAATAGCGTAACCCTGTTGGAAAAATTAAACAAAATATTTAAAATGTTCTTAAACGACGAACTGGACCAGAGCATGATGTACCAATTGTTTGGCGATAAACTCAAACTTAACCATTCCCAATTCGACTATTTGTATCAAAGAACTAAAAACGACGCACAAATAAATAACATCATTACCCAAATCATAACCGTAATCGATTGTTACATTGACAACGTTGACGAAATAAAATCTAAATTGTTGATCACCATAGACGAGCTAGATGGATTTGCTAATGTTTCATCGTTTTTAATCAGAGAATGCAATTGTGCTGCTACTGCAAACGCAAACAATAAATAATACAATAAGTTTGTGGTTATTAATAAAATTTATTCATAAAATCGTATTTTAACGCTAAAATATAAATTTTATACAATCTAAATTGTTTTGTAACAAAAATTACACAATCATTATTGCATCGATTATCTTAATTATAATTTTCTTTTTTTGACAACTTTTTGCACGGGTATAGGCACTAATTCCAAAATAGGTTTGTCTCTAACCGCAGCCACACCCGTATTGTTACACACAGGACATGCTTCTTTAAATTTCTTCATATTTATAGTGTAATCGGTAGCGCTCTTTAACATTTTAAATTCGTAATTGTGTATAAATTTATTCTCTCCAGTGTCGAGTATCTGCTTGATGGAGTCGTCTTTCAGACATTTCTTGTTCTTGACATTTAACTCTCTGCACATTATATCTTTAATGCGAGCATAAGTCATTTTTTTTAAATGTGGATGCAACATTGTATACACCTGGTCTTTTTGCATGTAACTACATATCTCTTGTAACGCATAAACAAATCGCGTGTCGTTGCCTAACATAGACATGAGATCATTAAAGAAGCTAGATATCATACCCAAATGTTTGGTCCAGTTTACAATGTCGGTAGATTTGAACAATTGCGTAGGCTTTGCTGCGTCTCTGACCAATTTTGTTTCGGGCTTGTCGACTAACAAATACGGAATCCGATCTCCAGACGATGGTACATATTTAGTGTCTGCGTTATTTTTTAACTGCATATACAACACATAGGCCACGGTCACGGCGCTATCGTTTAAACCGTTCTTGCTTTCGTTTAGAGTTTGCGAAAAAGAATACTCTTCGCAGTTGGCCACCGTGAACTCGTCTACTCTCAATTTTATATCGTCAACCAACCTCTTCAAAACACAATCCAAACTGTGCATTTTGAGCAAATTACGTCCCACATCATCGAATATTCTACGCAAAAACAATGGAATGTCTTTTTTTACGTTAAATCCGCGTTTATACAATTCCCCATTCGCTTTCAAGCACATGTACATTTTCTTTCTTTTGATCAGCATGCCGTTCATTATGTTCTCCAATTCCATTTTAAAAGCACCATTCCACAAAGAGTTCAAAGGTCCTAAAACGTCTTCCAAAATTAATTTTTCAAACGCTTTGTCGCCACCCATTCGTTCGAATTCTTTAGGAATAAATTTTGCGCTAACAAAATTAGAATCGGTGTCGCCGTACACGACTTTTAGCTCGAAGCAACTCAGATTCCACTTTTTTTTTATATTCTCACTTTCGCTCAAATCGGCTATAAACTTTTGCGCCTCTGTCAATTTAAAACGACCCTGAGTCGTAATAAAGTTAGCCAACGGTTTGCAACACAATCCTTTAAATCCATAACGCGAATTGCATACCAATTTTGCAGCGTTCTGCCACGAATCATAAGTTTGATACTCGAACGAATCGGGATGGTGTTTCTTCATTTCCTTTCGATACGATGCCCTGTTCTCGGACATTTCCAATAACGACTTGTACATAATGGCGTTTTTGTTGATTTGCAAATATAATTTATTGTCGGAACCGTAGAACAAATTTGACAGACACGTGGTAAAATGCAACATGATGCTGGTGTACAATTGTGAAAAATCAAGTGTAAATATTTTGTCATAAAAACCGGGCGTGGGTGATAGCACTTTGCCTCCAACAAATTTTATATTGTCTTTCAAATTACACAGCGCAATCGCATCGGACGGAATTTGCGACATTGGTACTCTGGGTCTGTCCAACAATGTGAAATTAACCGAATGCAATTTGTCTCCTTCGCCACGTGTTTCATTAGCCATTTCTTCATCTTCATCGTCATCATTGTCATAGACATTCGTGTTGTTTGATTTTACGTTCATTATTTTTGTCAAATCAAATTTGTTAAAAAAATACGGATCTGGTATATCGTTTTCGTTCTTGTTGCTAATTGATCTACTAAATAGAGCCAAAAGCGTTTTTTGCCAAGGAGAAGAATTTACATTGTCGCGAACCGTAAACAACAATTTACCATCGACATATATCTTGTCTGCCATGCGACATTTAAAAAACATTTCAATAGGCAATATTGTGTCGCGTACATTGTATCTAACAATCTGTCCAAACTTTTTGTCTTTATACAAATTCATCATTTCTCGAACAGACAATTCGACTTTTCCAACTTTTAGATAATAATTTGCAACCGTGTTCAATTTTAGATTTTCCAACTTTTGAGCGTCTATGGAATTTTTTAAATATTGATAAACATCTAAATGGTTATAATATACCATATAATGATTGACGGTGGCGTATCCAAATTTACTAAAAACGTTAACAGTTTTCATATTAGACGGTTTAAGATTGTATCTCGTGATAAAGTTTAAATCTATGTTGTTAATTGCGCATCGTTTCAGCAAAAAAGGTAAATCAAATTTGTCACCGTTGTAATCCAATATCTCGTCTGGATTGGAAGTAAACAATAATTTTAGAAACGAATTCAACATTTCCTTTTCACTGCTGGACGGTATCACTACGATTTTATCATACAAATATTTGTCATTATCGTTTATGGCATCATCCAATGAAAACTCTTCACCGCCTGTATTTATGAAACAATAACGGTATGTGCAATTTTGTTTTTTCAACGTATAAGCAATTGTTATTATATGATCATTGTCTGCGTTGGAAAAAGAATTGAGATTTGTATAAGTTTCCAAATCAAAGCAACCCACGATGGGGTTAATCTTTTTAGGCACGCGTTCTATTGGAACTTTTTTCACATTCTTCAATAATCCTGCAGCACAACCATTCTCGTCTATGATGACGCCATTTTCAAAACACACATATTCACCTTCGAATATGTTAAGTTGCATCTGTACTCGATTCTCGTCCCAACAAAAATCGTCCAATAGAAAAGTATCGTTCTCTTTACATTGCATGCGATCAATTTTAAACACGTTAATTCTGCTGCACTCTCGTTCCTTTAAGCCGGTCACAACCATGTTCTTGTAGCTTTGGCATTTGTTGGGGCACGGTGTTCGCATATGAAAACATCTTTTATACGCATATATTTGGCAAGCGCTTTTAAAATAAAACTGAACATCATTCTCGCCAGTCAAAAACAGATACACATAACCTTTGATATACAACAGACGTGTAATCAAAAACACTTGTGTGCTGTCGTAAGTCTTGTTAGCGCTTACCAAATCTAATACTTGGTTCGCATCGGATATAATCAAATTAGACATGATATTGACGCGTTACAGAGGTGTTGATGTGACACCTCAAACTTTCCACAATCTAATACAAACAATTACTACAAAGAGCCCGTCTCTGGTGTCGGGTTCGAGTAAAACTGATTTCGAGAAGCGAATTCGAGAGATTATATTGGCTTTCAATCCGACAATCAAAGATTGCTATAATAAAAGTACTGAATATCTTTTAATAAATACACTAAAAATAAACAACAACAAACAAATTGTGCACACATACAATTACAAAACTTGGCAAAACATGTCACGCACCACCGACAGCGATTCAAACAGCGATGACAATGATGATGATAACAATATTAAAGAAACGTTAAATACGCTAGCCAACAAAGCGTGGTCGGACGATGTTTTGATACATCTTTTCAAATGTTTAGACAAAAAAACTTACAAAAAAATCAAAAAACGTTACTATAAACACATACAAAATTGTAATAATTATAATAATGTTATAAAGGACGCGTTTGCTTTATCAAACGACGAAGAGTATGATTATGCAAACTTTCTTGGTTACATCCGTAATTTTATTGATAAATTTGGAATACATACAGAGCGCTGCGAAACTATTGAAGATTACAAAAAAAAATTTTTAACAATCGATAATAAAATTACAACTCTACAACAAGAAAACATCACATACAGACAACAAATTCAGGAATTCGAAAGTGTAGAAAACGCTTTAAAAAGTAGATACCAAGCATTAGCGACTAGGTGCGATCAATATCAACAAACTATATCGTACAATGTTACGGAATTGGCGCGTATGGGTGCCGAAATAGGTAAACGAGATGAAATATTGGAGAAGCTTAATCTTAAACACGACACTCTAACCAAACAACTATATTCCTTTCAATCCGAATGCGATGATTACAAAAAAACTATGGAAAAATTATCGACAGCTTGTGAACAATGCAAATTGAACACGTCTCAAAGCGAACAATATCAATTGCGCATAGAAGAGTTGCTAAACGATAAATTAACACTCAACACGCGTCTTAACGATTCACAAAACGCAATTAACGAATTACAAAATAGATTAGCTTTGACCGAATCACAGTATACGACATATAAAGATATGACGCAAAAAACAAATTTAAGATTGCAACACGAAAACGAGGCTTGTCTTGCTAGATTGAAAGATTTAAATAGTGATTTTGAAAATAAAAAAGCTGAATTAAATAATACTATAGTCAAATGTAACACTTTAGAAGGTTTATGTGTATCATACAAAAAAGAAATTGAACAAGTCAAACTTGAAAACGACCAACTAAAGACAACATACGACGAAACATGCGACACTATCAAAGAAAAAAACGAAATCACTTCCAAATATAAAACTTCGTTATTGCGTATAGATGATTTGGAAAAAACAATTTGCAAACAGGCGAACGCGCACTGCGATCAAATCGAAACCGCATTAAACGACAATGAAAATTCTCTAGAAACTTTAAAACAACATTTATTAAAATTGATTACAACTATTAAATTAGAACACGGTATTGCTACAACCAATACATCAATTAAAAGCAGGCAACAATCTAAAAATGAATACAAAAATTTGAATAGGTTTCGTTTAAAAATTAATAAAAACACTTAAGTCGAACTCGTATTTGTGCCCAAAAAAGTTTTTAAAATAATTTTTACAGATTAATTTGAGTTCATTTAATTTACTATATAGAGTTTTATTGGCTAAGGTTGATAAATAACACACCGTGTATGTTAGATTTATTTTATTAACCATAATAAACAATAGAATAAATACACCTTGTATGATTACGATACCCTTTTCTATCCGCTCATAACTACATTAACTCCCTCTTCGTTTGAAAAACTCATCACGGAAGCGATGTTCATAAACGGGTTGTCGACGTTACTTTTGTAAGAGTATACACAATAAAAAATATATTCACCGCTGTCGATGTCAAAATTAATAGATTGTATATCGCTCACAATATCTTCAGCGTCTTCTTTTTTAATATTAAATTTAGATCCTTTCAAATAACTTTCGTTATTCAGCTTAAATTCAAAAGCAATACGATCAACAGTGCCGTTTTCTACTAATTCACATTTGCATACTTGTTTTATTTCGACCATATTATATATTTTGTCGCTAGAACACGAAACCAAATTGTCGATAGATGGTTTTTCCATTTGTATATAGTTAACTTTTACACAAGTATTATTTTTTATTATCAAGTTAAACTTTTTATTGTAATTGACTCTGCACAGTACATGAAAAACGCACCATTTGTTGACATAATTTTTAATTATTTCGGTCAACGCTTGTTTGGATTTCTCCCTTCTGGACGCTTCGGGATTGAATTTAAAACAACTTTCCTGATCCAATCTTACAAACAGCTCGCATTGATTCATAGTATTATCGAAATTGACAAATCCAAATATGCGTATCAGCTCGCAATCGTTGCTTTCATAAGCTCCTTCGACGTAAAAATTAATTAACGTTTCAGTTTCTCCCTCGAAATCGGCTTGCGTCAAAAATTCTTTCAAAGACACCACCACATCGTTCAATTTTTCAAATTCCTTTAAGTACCAACGTCCGTTGTCGTGTCGCTCTATAGTAAACTTATAAGAAGAATCTTTTTCAATTTTGTCAAACATATCTTTTGTTTCAACATAAATCAAGTTTTGTTCTTTTTTGTGCAACGTTTTGCAATCAAGTTTGTATATAACTCTGTTGTCCATACGCATAGAGCCTTTTATAAACTCGCGTTTCATGGTGACAATTTGATCAGTTACGCATAATTTATTTTTTTTTACAGTCAAACCGTCGTCCGTGATGGCAATATTTTCGTTAGACCTTTTCGACATCTTGCAGAGTTATAATTGGCAAATCGTAGACAATCAGCTGATAGAAATCGTTCCCAACGACCGCGAAGATGCCTGGAAAGATTTATTTTTATTAGTTTTGAGAAATACACCGCGCTCTTGTCGTAAATATCTAAGATTGGGTACATTGATTCATTTCGATTATAAACAACCAATTTATTACGATTTAAAAACACGTCGACTCGGATTGATGACAGACGAAGTGTTGCAATCTCTCAACCCACCCAGACCGGCCTACTTTAATTCTCGATTGATCAGACCTATATCGATTGTGTGTTGTTTTATACTAATAGCGTTATCTTATATCGCGACTAAAGGGGTTAACTGAAGAGGGGTTAATGTAAACAATAAATCATTATAAAAATTTGAGCGCCTGAGTTTATGATTAGACAACCCAAAAACATGAACGCGATATTAAAGCATAAAGAAATATTGAAAGTGGTGCGGTTGATGATAGCAAGCGCAAAGTATAAAGTGAGCGACAAAGAAGTAATAGAAAAATTTATAAACGAGTTCTACAACGTCAATAATAAAGTCAAAGGGGATACCGTCAACATAATTTGTCAAGCGTTCGAGTGTTTAAGAAGCGAAACGGAAACGGTTAAAATCTTGAACGGTGCGTTTTTTAAAAACGATCGTCTTGCCAATATCGTCTTGTTTTGCATACCCACCAAGATCGATTTGTTAAAGGACGATGTGCGTGTGTGTGTTGAAATGTTCACAATGGAAGACATCTATGTTTGCAAACAATGTCATGTCAAATTGAGCGCTTTACATATGGGAAAAAAATGGAAACGAGTTAAAAATGTACAATACGTTGCTGCTTGTGAATCTTATTGGTTTGCGTGTTCGTATGTTTGCGATATGTGTTTTACAAATAAATTATACAAAGAATTGTAATATGTCCATGTAATGTTTGTTTTGTAAATGTCTAAGTAATGTTTGTGTTGTTTGTCGTTATTTGTGTATAATGCATGTTTACGACAACAGACTTGCTACTTACGATCGTTGGCCTGTAAAAAACAACAATGAATGCTTAGAACAATTGGCATTGGTGGGATTTTATTATACGGGTTACAAAGATTGCTTGATGTGTTGTTATTGCAAATTCGAATCTTACAATTATATAGACGGAACCGAAAACACTCTACGCGACCACAAAAGATATTCGCCCAATTGTCCGTTTTATAAAAATAACCAAAACGAAAACTATGTCGCTTCTAATTTTTTAAATCCTAGAATTATTCAGACCTTGTTCGACTCTTTACCTGCACCGCATTCGGGCGATTACTCTTTGATGGAACAACGTGTGGCTAGTTTTTTCAATTTCCCATCGATACTCAAAGGTCTGGTCAACGACTTGTGTGTGTCAGGATTTTATTATACAAACACTGGCGATCTAGTTTGTTGTTACGCATGCAAAGTATTGTGTCGCGACTGGAAAATCGATGCTAACGTACACAACGTTCATATGAATGCAAATAAAAATTGTCAATACCTAAAAATTGTCAATGTCAAAATGTATGATAAAACAATTGGCACCGTCCCGTATCGCGAACCGGCTTCGCAACCCAGCGCTCCATATCAATATACGGGTTATTACAAACTACCCGATTGTTTGAAATGCAAATCGCGCCATATAGACGCTGTCGCATTGCCGTGTTACCATATGTGCACCTGTCAACAATGCGCCCTAACTATAACACAGTGTGTGGCGTGTAACGTGTTTGTTGGTGGATTTTTTCGCATTAAACTTCCGCTGGACAAATTTAATTTGATAGAAAATGAAGAAGTGGCGATTGGAGTTTGAACGTCGCGACCCTATCACGTTTAGCGTTTTACGCAATAAAGAAGATTTGGACCTTGGCAAATGTGTATTTTTGAATGTAGAACAGTTTGGTAAATTTGTGCGAGAAATTTTGAATCATCTAAAACAGAACAAATGTATTTATTACAACTCCGTCATAGGTCAATTGATAAGCATACAACAAGATAATGAATTAAACGAATATTGCTCCAATATATTGGCGGACATAGTGTTATCGCAAAACATTGTTGTGACTGAAATAAAAGAAAGCGTCTTTTTGCGCAAACTAAAAACGAACAAGTTCACCGACACCATAGACTATTTAATTTTACCGAACTTTTCATTATGGGATCACAATTTTCTAGTGTTTTTGAATAAAAAATTTAATAGCAAAAAACAAGGAGGACTGGTAAACATATGGAACGTGATGCAAAAAACACCACTGACACAAGGCGTGATAAAAGATCTAATACAAAACAAAAACGGTTACGCCGGTCAATATCTCTATTCGACATTTTTAAACACTAGCAGTTTTTATGCAAACGTGCAATGCTGCAACGGTATAAACGAGATCGTTCCGCCCGTTATGAGCGTCCAACGTTATTACGGCAGACCGGTCGAGAACGTTCGTGTATGGAACACGCGTCACCCTAACATATCTCAATTGTCCACGCAATTTTCTAGGGTTGTTCCTTCTAACAATATGACAAATTGGAATGTCAAAATAGGTCTCGGTACGTTTGTGGGCGCCAATCGCGATTGCGACGGAGACAAGGAAGTGATAACTTTTTTACCACAACCAAATTCTTTAATAGAATTAGAATCTATGCTTTATAGCGATCCTAAATATTCGTTTATATGTTTCGATAAAAATAAACTGACTTTTGTCTCTCAACAAATTTATTATTTGTATAAAAAGTATAAAGAAGTCGATGATGTGTTGCGACAATTGCCCGGAGTGTATGCGTTGTGGTGTATGACAAAAGATTGCACTCTGGCGAAACGGTTTGAGAAGTTGTTAAACGATGTCGCACTAATGTTCAGTAGCAACATGTCGACGCTGCTTTTCAAAAATTTATGTTTAATGATTGACAACGACAAAATGTTGTGTAACAAGAAAGAAGTTTTTGAATTGAATGGTTGTTTTAGGGACATTATAAACAGCGGGGCCAAAGGAAGTTCCGACCTGCTGGCAAACACGAAACATTATAGTTCTACAAATCAGAATCAAATGAACGATGTGGCGCAGAGGGCGCTTAACGGTTTAAATTCTCATATAACCAGTCACGGTAGAGTAAAATTTAGCGGAGGCGACATCTATCACAACACTGTAATATTTTTAAATTTGTTCTTGCACAACAACAACATATGTTACAAGCGAAAAGATATACAAATAGGTCAAGTGTGCCATCTGCCCGATCAATTCTTGTTTCCCATGCACCTAGTAGATTATATAATTAATACGACAATATAGTTAAGAGTTGAAATTATTTTACCACCGACAACAATGAACCGTTACGTGGAAATATACGGATTGGGCGAATGGCAAGATTATGATCTGTGTTTGAGTCTATTGTGCGACGTGTTAAATTTTAACATATCAGACGTAGTAGAATATACGGTGTTGTCAAACAAATTGTTGGTAAAATTGAATGACAATAAAAAAGTCAACGAATGGGAGAGAAAATCTCGCGAAAAACGCATACGTTTAAACGATTTGGTGTTGCACGGTGATAATTATACTAAAATAAAAATATTCGCCGCCGCGCCAGCGCGTTTCAAAGTTTTATTGCACAAAGTAAGAAACTCCTTGAAAGATTTCAAATACATATGGATAGGGAAAAGGGGTGTTTTGGCCAGACGCAAGTCACGAACACAGATACACGTATTGAGAAACGAAAACGACATTAACAGTTTAAACAACATTTATTATTGCGATAATGAGTTGTGAAATACATTGCTATATAACATTATTGGGTAATTGCTAGCATTTCCATTATGTTCTTAAAAATAATAAAATTTACTTTAAAGTAGGAATGACAAAATACGCATAAATATGCACGTGTATTTTCGACTTATTAGTACCTAGGCATATCTATCTAAGCCAGATAAGAATTACTATATATATTAGTGCTAGTAAAAAACAAATTGTATGCAATTATACGATGGGCAGCATTAAAAGACTTAATAAATCCTACAACTTTTCAACCTTGTTGGAAATAGAAGAGAATTTTGAGTTTGTTTTTAATTTGATCAAACGCACAAACGTGGTGGTAAAAGATAAAGAAGAAGAAATGTTGATAGCTCTGTGTCAAGAAAAGGACATAATGAGACCGTCGCTGTGGAATCGTAAAGATACACTTTTGATGTTGTGGTATTTCAGATGGCACATTGATGATTATTCGGATCCCGTTAACGAGAACTGGGTGATAAGCAGATTATGTTCGAATGAATGTAAAAAATGTTCAGGCAATACATCAACACCGTATGGATATATAACAAAATCGTGTCCAAACGGTTGCAAACAAAAAAGGATAAAAATTCACAAAAGCTACGAAACTAATTATTTGTATGAATATTTCGGCAATATAAACAACTATTGTAGATCGTGCAAAGTGTGTTTGCTATCATTGGAATGTTTGGACATAACGATACCGTTGTTTTCTTGCGAATGTGATTTCGATAGTGACACTGACTAGTTAAAATTTTTAATGTTATGACTTTTTAAATAAAAATTGTAAAGTTCTGGATATATGTGTGTTTTATTTGTTATAGTGGACAGTAGATGTAAGTCGAGAATCGTGTTGGCATCTTTGTAACATTTATCTTGGCGCACTTTGATAAATCTAGGCAATCGTATAGACATGTAACTGTGAGAAATCGTACCCCATGTCCAGGTTTTGTTTATTTTAATGAAATCACCTTCCATCTCCCAAATGGGCATCGAGAAAGGGTCGCGCGCAACCATGTTGGGTATTTTGTTTTGTCTCTTTAAAATATCATCGTTCACCAGCCAACGACACTTGTTCGGATCGTATGGCTCGAAACGATTTTCGTAATTGTTTTTAGAATACTTGACTTTGGATACAGGCAGAAACGACCAACGTTCGTGTGTGTAATCGTAAAAAGGCGTTGCCACCAAATAGATAGTTATGATTTTGTTAGTAGATTTTTTCCAACCACCCACCACTACCAGATCGGCGCTGCAAACGTTATTGAAATAATTTAATTTAATTTTGAACCATTTTTTGCGTTTCGATTCGTACAAACCATACCAGTCTTTAACGACGACCCCTTCGATTTGTTTGTCAGCGTTGTGTAACAAATCAAAAGTGTATTGTTTGGCCACTTGATTATCATCCGTGATAGCATATTGTATAGGGTACATTTGAAATTCAGCGTTTTTCATTACATTTTCTAATATCAACTTGCGTTTGCTTAACGGTTCATCTATTAAAGATGTGCCGTTGTGGTACATGATGTCGAACACGATAATCGTTTGATTTACCATTTCGCAATCTAAAACTACATTAACAACGTCACGCAAAACTCTCTCAATCGTTTGTGTCAATTGATTACATTTGTGATGAACACTCAAATTTCTTTTGTAACAAATGATTTTGTTGTTAAACTTTTGTATTTGTACACGTTCGCCGTCGTGTTTTTCTTCTATACATAAAAATTTAAATGGAATGATTTTGAAAGATTTACAAGGTTGCGCCAGCATACATTCAATGGCTCTATTCGATTTTGTTTCCAGAATGATGTCTTCGTTGTAGATTGTTTTGGACAAGGTTTTTAATATGTTAAGATCTTTGCGCTTACCCACGATTTGTTTGTAGAAGAATAAATTTTTTTTTCTATTTAATATTTTACGATTGCGGTGCGTGTTTCTGATTAAATTAATTATACAGAACATGTCTATTTGCGTGCAACGTGACACTATTTTTCTAAATTGTTTCAACAAATAACAACTTCTGGTCGGAATGTTCTTCAGTTCGCTCATAAATTTGTACACTTCTTCCATGCTTATATCCGAATGTTGCTTGCGTGAATTTATCACGATACTGCACGTTTTGGCCACACCGTTACGTTTGAAGGCTTCCTGTAAATTCTTTCTGTCAATGTGAGGTTCGTTTATTTTGCAAAAAACCGTCAACAAGTGTTTGTCGTTGATAAAAAATTTTTTATCAAAAGTAGACATCAGATACAACCACAAGTAAAGCTGTTTTCTTTTGTCGCGTTTGCTGCATTTGTCGTTTATGTAAGCTGAGATTTCGTTAATGTTGTTTAAATTAATCAAATCGGAATGTAAATTTGCAAACGTCGACAACAACATTTCGATTTCCGATTAGCGATTGTGAACAAATAAATTTTTTAATATATATATATAATGAGATAAAAGTCATTATCAAAAATTATGGGTTTTTGTTGCGATAGTTGTCTTGACAAAATTAATATAGAAGAAGCGTACGACGACAATGATGATGTAAAAAAAAAGTCTTGTTCTAGTTGTTGTTGTTGTATAATTTTATTTTTAATTGTTGTCATTGGTGTGTGCGGCGTATTGTCGTACCCGATGATCGTTAGACTGCTAGCCATCCCAAACTAATTATTATAAACCAATAGAAAAGAATAATTATTAATATAAACCAATTGATGAAATGGATAGAAGAAGAATTTGAAATGGCAGTAGCGTTGCACGTCGACGAAATTTTGTTAGTATTATCTGTTATGTGACGACATTCAGGTTCTATATTGTTTTTATGATCGATTCTTTGTAATTTGAGTTTGCTAGGATACTTGTTGTGAACAAACTGTGCAATAAACTTATTTTTATTAATTTGATTTGTTTTTATTTTACATTCCACACTGTTCACCTCGCTCATGTATAATCCGCATTCGTCGGTGTAGCACATGTACAAACAATTGTTCAGATCGACGCTTTTCAAAACGAACATGTCGCTGCTCAATTGGCTTTTGACAAAAATTTTATTTTTTACTGGCGAATTGATCAGTTGGTAAAATTGCAAAAGATGGTTTTTAATGTGAGCTGCGGTCGCGCGGTCAGGTGTCTCTATCCCGAGAGTGTTGGAATACGTTAACGCATCACATTGATTAGTCTGTTCCTGTTGATCGCTTTTGAATGTAGGCTCGCATCGCGTTTCGTCGTTTGATAATTCCAATCCAAATTCGGCAATGCGTTTAGAAACATCGCTGGTGCCCTCCAATAGATTTGTAGTTTTGTTAAAACTCAAAGTTATAGATCGTTCTTCTAATTTGTTTGCCAAATAGAAAGCGTACTTGTCTCTTGCTAGTTCCTTGACAACGTAACGACACAAATGTTTGATTCTATCGATGCTCATGTAAATTTCTTTGCACGCGTTCAAACATACGAAATTGCAATTCGCGTCTCGCAAATAAAAACTGCCGTCGTCGTGTTTGTAAAAGGAAAAAGAATAATTGGACGGAGTGGATCGCAAGCGACCGGTGTGAATGTCCGACTGCAAGATAAGATTTTTATCGAATGTTATCATAAGCGGCGTCCCATGTATTTTATTACTTTTTTGTTTCAAATGCTCAAGAACGTCGACACGAGAGGCACGACTCAACGTCACCGCTCCGCAGAGAATTATATAAAGTTGGATAACTATCATTTTATAAAACACTTTTCATCGAAACCAGTCTTCATAAGTATCGTAAACGCGAGACATTAACGTTTCGACAACAATGATATTGTATGTTAGAAAAACATTTGGCGAAGAGAAAGTGTCGATCGTCGTGGAGCCTACAACTCTAAATGTATATTTTAAACTAAAAGATGTTTTGCGAATATTGTACAAGAACGATCGCCACGTCAGAATTGACGAAACGAATTTAAAAATCTTTCAAGAATTTCCACGCACCAAATACGCGAACATGGAAGGATTGGTGTTCTTGTGTATAAAATCACCTTTGATAGGTGTTGCCAAAAATTTACACAAATGGGCGCAATCAATGGAGTTTTGCAGCAAATGGAACATAAATGTAGTAAAACCGAATGTAACATTTTAAAAAATAAACTATAATAAAAACTATGTGTTGTATTATTTATAAGCTGTTTAACGTTGAGTCTGCAACATGGAAGACGCGCCTTACAAAATGGCGATCGCTGACAAACGTTTTAATCCCATACACGAAGAACTGGCAAAACGCTACTCGTTACAAAATTTTATTAACAATATTAGTAATGCGAATCAACGCATCTCGCACGACGACATAATGGTATTGGAGAAATGTACACGCGGTCAGTCGGATAACGTCCTGTGGCAATTGTTGCGTGTCAATCGTAGTACAGCGTCGGGCAGCGCCGTCTCAGAATACGACATTGATTCAATACCGGCAATACGTTATGGTAAAATAAAAGAAAAAGCGCTAAAAAACGACAACATTCTCATTAGCACTATAAAAGACGGCATAGAAGATTATACTAATAAACGTGTAACAGAAACGGTCCTAGATTGCGGTATGTTCCTTAGTAGTATAGGCTTTTATAGTGCATCGCCGGACGCGTACTTTAAATTGGAAGACGGTTCTATGGTCGTGATGGAAATAAAATGTCCATATTCGTATAAAGACGACACCATCAAGGACATTCGCAACAGATTTAACACGAATCGAGCCCGTTATCGCATACCTAACACGGCGTTCTCTATAAATCGACACGGCGAAGACATTTTCGTTTGTGTAGAAGCGCAAAACAATCACTATCGCCAAATGCAATTACAGATGTATGCGACCGGGGCGCTGTTGGCAGTGTACGTTGTTAAATTTAGAGACATGCCAGAGGTTCATTTTGTAAAACGCGATTCGAAATTTATACAAAGAGTTTATAATCAAGAAATGAACAAATTGAATCGTGTAGTGCAAAGTTATAAACTACAAAGCAATATGAATACGCTGGCAGCCCGTATGATCACATACAATAGAACGAACGAGTTTGATACGAACAGTGCGCGATTGTTGGCGGAAGCTGGCATGTACAGTTGTGACGGAAATAGTGTGCGATGTTATATTTGCAAATCGACATACGAGACCGCTGATCGTTCTGTCGAATCTATCCTATCCGAACACGATAACTTGTGCAACGTTCCCAAAACTCAAGCAATGCATAATAGCTATCTTAACATAGTGGATCGTATAAATAACCTGCACCAGACCAATTTGTTTTTATATGAAGAGTGTCAGCGGCTGGCGCAAGAAGGCTTTGTCTTAATAAATTCTACTACACCCGAGTTGTATTGTTGCGGCGGAAAAGATGGTCACCACCAGACTTGCTACAAAACTCAAGAAAGAAAGAGAATTATCGAAAGCGGTTCTTAGAGCTATCAAAACAATGGACGCCTCCACGTGCACCTCTTTAGATAATATGACTACAAGTGTCTCGACGTGCACCACCTCTCATGATATTGTTCGTAGCGATTCTCCGATATACGAAGATATGGATACCGACTCGGAGGTGCAATTGAACTGTGTTACGGATGAATCTTTGAGAAACAAAATAAATAATTTAAATAGACAACAGAGGAAGCTTTTCGATTATGTCACCAGCGTTGAAAAATTTACACCGATATTTGTCAGCGGCTATGCGGGCACCGGCAAGAGTCACGTTTTAACAGTCATTCGGGACTATTGGAAGATTCAAAATAAACTAGTTTATACTACGGCTTACACTAATGCGGCAGCGAGGGTCGTCGAAGGTAAAACTTGTCATTCTTTGTTTGGATTTTCGTTTTTCGGAGATCACGATGCGAATCACACCATTAAGTTGCCAGACTGTTTAATAATTGACGAGATTAGTATGTTGCCGAAGAAAATGTTGGAAGGGATAGATCAAGTTTTGAGAAATTGCAGAAACGCCACCAACGATATATTTGGCGGAGTCAATGTCATAATATTTGGAGATCTTTATAAAACACAGCCGGTGGTAAGTTATAATAACACTCTGCCTTGTTACAAATCAGAGCTATGGCACCAATTCGATTTGTACATGCTAAACCAAAATATGAGGCAAACGGAAGAAGAATTCATGACTAATTTGAACCTATTGCGACGCGGAGATGCAAAGTGTATGAATTATTTTAATTCGTTGGAGATTTGCACGAATGTCGACGACAAAAAACAATTGGATTATACGACTTTGGTCAGCACTAATCAAGAGGCTAACAATATAAATTATAAATGTTATAATTTATTTTATAGATACCCGGAGATGGTTTATCGTTTACATAGCAAACAAGTGCATCGCGACACGTGCGATATAATTTATAACGAATGCCAAAAAATGTCTATATTTAGGCATTACATTAAATTAAAGGCGGACACCCGAGTTGTTGTAACATTTACAACCCAAAATTTCGTTTGTGGCGATATCGGAACTGTTGTAGCGGTAAATCCGAATAGCGTTGTAATAAGAAAGGACATTGACGATAAATTGTATACTTTGTATAATATAACATTACATTTTTACCCACCAGGTAATGTACATAGGTACATTGACGCTATTATAGGTTTGCCTATAAATTATGCTTGGGCTATAACTATGCACAAGTCGCAAGGTCTACGAATCAAAAAGCTGATCGTCAAGACTGACAACGTTTTTGCGCCTGGTCAATTGTATTCTGCCATTAGTAAGGCGCAGAACAGCAGCAACCTAAAATTAGTTAATAAAATAACGGAAAAGGTCATATATAATATGGATCACATAGAGCGTGTCTATAATAATATGAAAAACTTGATTTTATAAATTATTTAATTATAAACGTTGACAATCACAATTTGTATTATTATAATTAAAGCGTTTGCTTTTACAATATTCAATTTATTGACATATAATTCAAACATTAATTTATCTGTATCGTCTCTTATGGGTTTTGGTGTTGTTTTTTCTGATAATAAACTTATTTTAATTATTTCATCTCTGTTTTCTTTAAAAACCGCTTTCATCATTTCCGAAGAAGCACAAGGATAATTGAAGGATTGCAAAAAACAGGCTATCTTTTCAATACACTTAACTTTATTGTACTGTTTTTCGTATTGTATCGAAAACAAGGTCGAAAATTTTTCTACGGTGCCAATGCCATAGTTTGATATGTTCAAATAAAGCCTCTGATTGTTAATTACGTGATAAATTTTGAAAGTGTAATCCAAATCGATATCGCTTTGACACACTTGTAATTCATTTTCGACAGTGCAATATTTTAGTTCGGTTGTGTTGGAATTAACATTTGTCGATTCGAAATGTAGAACGCAATTGGCTGGCATGTGTCTATTTTTATGGTTATTTAAAAGTTTAAATTTTTTTTCATCATTGACACACAAGAAATCCCTATGATTTTTAGATTGTAACACATAACCTTTATTAACCATGTACATAATAAACACTTGGGCATCGTGTTTGTCCGTTGTTTTTAATCTGTTACCGTTCAAGCTGTCAACGTGTGTCACATTCAATCCTTCCGTCGACAATATTACATAATAAAATTTAGAAGACATTTTGTATGCGCGAGCCAATTCCAATTTAGCAAAATCTTCAGGAGGAAAATTGGAAAACACTACTTCGCTCAACGCTGCTGCCAACAAAAATAATCTAAACATTTTCGTTTATTTTTATATTGTTGCAATGTAACAAACTACGAAAAACGTTGTATTGACCGGAATTTATATTATTATTGTTTCCACCTCTCACACAATGCAAACTTTCGGCCATTCGGTTTCCCATAAAAGATTGATTAATGCTCCATTGATCGAGACGCGTGCCTTCCAACTTTTCGTAACCTGTAACATTTTTACCTATAAATTCTTTGTATATGTTGTCGGGCGTATTGTTAAAAAACATATAAGGCGTACGAATGATGGGATACAATTTGCCGTCTTCAGATTCGTAATACTTCACGGGCATATTCAAAAAGTTGGTTTGACGCGACAAATAAGACACCGGAGATAAACATATCTGAGCGTGAACACCTGAACCGTCGTTAGATATGTACACGCTTAAATCTTCGGATGCGCTCAAAACTCCCTTCTGTCCGTGCACCCCGCATATTTTTAAACCTTCCAAGTCTTTCACCGAATATATTAATTCCAAATTGATGTATACATTAAAATCTATGTGACACATTTCGCTGTCGATTTTGTGTATTTGTTGGCCGTTCACTTTACGAAAATACATATAAAATTTATAGACGTGCCATTGTTTGCTGATGCAATATTCAATTTTATACTTTTTACCGTCGTGATTCCAATTTATTTTGTTGCTACAAATCAGCGTACCGAACAAACATAAATAATTACCGTTATCCACGTAGACAGCGTTGAACGAACTTTCATTTTTTTTATACACTATCTTAAACTCGCTATCCGTATTATCGTCGAACAATTTTCCTCGCAATCTATTAATTTTATTATGATAAATTTCTATAGGCAAATCGACATGAGGTATGTACGGATCTTCGGCAGTTTTTAAACAATTATCCATAACAATTGTCCACAAATAAAACATACGATCGTTACAATAAATTTTATTATCCAAAAGAACAACGCTGTTTCCCAATGGACAACAATCGCGATTTTCCACGGTATTCACTACCATTCCATTTTTTAAATTTGTCAAACTAACAATCAGTTTTGCAACCGGTATAGTATTGAATATGTGCAAATGGTCCTTGTAATATTCCAAAATCATTGTAGACATTAGCGATTGTGTATTATCAACTATTTCATCGAAATCCAACAACGTTTCTTTTTTATTTACAACGCTTTCGACGTTGTGATATTCGTAAGGCGTTTGCAAAGTGTTAATTTTAATTTTGCTATCTATGCAAACGACCTTTTTCAGCATCAACATGCCTTCATGGTGATTTATAAACAAAATGTTTGAAATTAGCTTAATTTCGATTGGACAATAGTTACGTTTCAATAAATAATAAATTTTATATAGATGTGTTGATGTGTCGCAATAATATTTCGTAGGACGATTGTTAAAAGCCACGATTGCCGACTTTGATGTTTCTGGTTTGATTGTAAAAACGTTTAGGGTTTCCAATTTTTTAAACAATTCTCCCACCATTTCGTAATTCAGATCGGGCAGGCGCGTGTTGTGACACAGAAAAAATTTTTTGCCCGCTACAGTCATTTCGCCATGAAAAAAACTATCAACAAATTTTACATAATCTTTGGTGTGTTTCAACATGTCTTGTTGTAAATTTTCGTTTATTATCCGCAAAACCTCACTGCCTATACGATGACGCAAAGGAAACACTTCTAAATTGTTATTGTTAGAATTGTAATCTTGATCGTGTTTTTTTTGTTTGCTCAACGTTTTCGACACGGACTGAATCAATTTGCCCGACAAAATGGTGTCGTAAATTTTTTTTGAATCGCTAGCAAACAAAATAACTTTTTTCTTACCACCCATATTTTCCGATGTAAATTTGTGCATGTAATGTTTGTATTTATTTAACAATGTTACATATGTCAATCGCAGCAGGTATGCATATTTATAAATAATTTTATTAGAAAGCGAGTCTATTTCAAAATTTATGTCTACGCTCATAATTGTTTTAATCTTGTCAAATATTTCTTCGCTATTGCTAAACTCGAACGCGAAATCCATTTCAAACCATTTCCCGCTACTTTTCAAATATTGTTCCAGCACCTTGTTAATGCCGATATCCACTATATAATCTTTAGCGTAAACGTCGCGTACATACAACACGTCGTCGATTTTGTCGTACACTAGCTGTATAGCGCGATTAACTATACGATCGTCATCGTAGTTTCCATACAAAAATATACGTTTCATCTTTTTGTTTCTAGCGTATTGTTTATCGAAAAAATTGTGCACAAGCACATTGTTGTTCATCATGATGTTAGGAAACGAAAAATGACGACTGTCGATAACAAAAGTACCCGTAAAACCATAGTCTTGCTCGTTATTCCTAAACATTTTATCCAACCACGTGCCGATTATCACAACCACACAATTGTGCAAAACGCATTTTGTACGACATTCACTGATCGCGCAACAAAAATAAGATTTAATTTGGTTCAATTTTATATGTTCTTTTGCAAATTTAGTTTGACAATACAAAGAAAAAGTCAAATTATATTTATTATGCAAAATGTTGTATAGATTATCGAAATCTTCCACCACGTTGCACATTTTTATTATGATACTAAAACAAATACATAGTTATAATAATAATTATAATCTCTTTATTTACTACGTTTTATTACATTGTATACACCTATAGTTATGACAATTATTACTTCTATAAACTGCAACACACAATTTATCAGACTTAACATTATGGATGTTTGTTTGTATTCGTCGCTAATGTTATTAACTGGCGCCGACCGACATTCGACCGCAATCACCAACAGAATAAGAAAAAACATGTTCTTTTTTATTACAGAAAACGATTACAAAAATACCGTAGAAGAGATGATTAATAATCAATTTACAACAATGGAGTGCGTCATTTGCCTAAACGAAATTAACAATATTAATTCTGGAGTCATTTACATTACAGACGGAGGAACAGCTGATTTGGAACGAATCATGTGTTCGTTATGCGATAAAAGATTTAAAGCCAAAGACCCTTACTATCGTCAGATCAACTATAGATTCGTGTATCCGTTTGAAACTAACGACCACGCACAGGCTTTCGTCAATAAAAGTAAACAATTTGTAATAAACGAAGGCGATGAGAACAAAATTGAACATTTTAAAACCTCAATAAAAAACGCAAATTGTATAAGAGACGTAGACTATACCGTAAAGCTAACAATCTAAAATGACGACCGCAACTGATCATTTCTATAATTATTTTGAAGATTTTAAACAACAAGATTTCAACTATTTTTTGCAATATCGAGACTATTTGAAAAACCAGAAAATGGACAACAAATTGATTTACAACCTCATGGTGGATGCGGCCAAACGAATATTTGGAGACGAGTCATACGATTTGCGAGACGAACAAATGCACCATTTTCGAATCTGCGCTATTTGCGACACGATTGGTCCGTTGCCTTGTAACAATCAACCCGTTGCAAATTACATATGTACAAATTGCGGCAATGTATCTGTTGACGTAGACCCGAATGTAATTTATCCCTGGCAAGATTCTTTACAAATCATTTTTAAAGATCGAGTGGGTGAAAAAATAAATAACGAAGATAGTGACACATAATACATATACGACTTATAACATAGGATTAAGTGACAATGTAACTAACCATGTTTATGAAATAAATTGAAACATAAGTACTTAAGAATTTTGAAATTAATTTACGACTATATTTATTCTTGCCTCAAATAACTTTACGCTTGGCAACAACAAAAAAAAATCTCAAATGAAGCCGAGTTAAAATTGAAAAGTTTTTTACACCTACTATTTTCGATGTGAACACGAGTATGAAAAACAAGACAACAACAAAATAAACGACAACAACTAAATAAACGACAACAATTAAATTTGAACAACGTTTTTCATACTCGTGTTCACACGAAAATAGTAGGTGTAAAAAACTTTTTCAATTTTAACTCGGCTTCAAATATTATTTTTCTATAACAAAATTGAAACGTTTTGGTTCGTAAGTCGAACTAACTTTAAACTTGAACAGTTCGATATTGTTTGTTTTTTTTTCGTTTTTGTAAACAGACGTTGCATACTTTAAATTTTGAACGGACATGTTGAAGTAATGTGTTAAATTGAAATTCTTGTTGTAAATCGTATCATGGATCGATTCTAGGAAACTTTTTTGGTCATTGGTCATATCGTCTTCTTTAACGACTAAACTGTTAAACAATCTAGGAGGGTTTCTAAAATATACTTCGATTGCTATAAATCTCACCAATCCATAAACCGATTGATTAATTATGTTCATAATTTCTTTAGTAGCATCGTAACCGTTATAGTTTATACACAATTCGTAAAGAATTTGCAATTTGGTAGACCACATGTAATAATTGTTATACATGATTTGGCAAATTGTGTTAAATGTTTCTATGGATTTGTGAGCGTCTATAGAAATTAAATATTTTACATAATGATAGAAAGCTACAGCGGAATCTCCACTGATGTGTGTTAGATTGTATGCGTTAGAAATGCTTTTTGTTGTGTTTTTGAGATAATCATTCAAAACGGTTTGGGCGTTTTCTAATGTGAATGAGTTTGTAATGAAAGGTAACCGCGCGTCGTATTCCGGTGTGCCTTCAATATCCATAACATTAGTGGTATCCACCGATGTAGAGGGTGTAGGATTCACGTCGCCAATGATTATATCGTTTAAATTTATGGACATGGTCTTATTAACTCTAGGGTTAGTTTCATTGCGTAAACTAATTTTTGATGACCTCAAATTTCTTTCTGCGCGCGTGGTGCTATTAGAGCGTCGTGTTACACGTAATTTTTTTTTTAGTTGTTCATCGCTGTTAGTGCGTCTTCTGTTTTCATTAGTTTTCATAGCACTTAATAATATATGATGCAATCGTAATCGTCTTGAGGCGGGTTGTTTATTAAAGGTTCGGGGAAATATACAATGTTATCGTTATTTTTATTCGTGTAAGTGTATAAGTTGTCTTTTTTTTCAACGTATACAAATTGATCGCTGATCGCTTTATCGGTGTTGTTGACAAATTTGATCAATTTATTATTGATGGAGGACATCTTAAATAATATATTGTCTGATAACGTTACCTTAACAAACAATAAATATTTAATTTTTTACATTAAAAAAGATGACAAGTTTGGAAGACATTGTTACGGCACGTTTGACACCCACCTACACCCCGTTAATTTGGACGAAAAAACACTGTCGTCTTCATCAGGGTCTGAATAATTGCGTCTCTGTTCAAAAAAAAACCAATAAAAATCAAATAATCTATCATCATTACACCATAATGGATTCACGCTATTGTGATTTAAAAGGTGATACTTACTATCAATGGTTGTTATCAAGTGAAGAAAAAGAGCACGTTGCAAACTTTAAAAACGGATATCAGAACGTGTGTGAAATTGTAATTGTTACCGAAAAAAATGATCCGCTGCGCGTAATCGAAGAGGCGGGCGAAACAAACATATCTCTGCTTAGACAAAACATTAAAACCGTGCACGAATATCTAAACGACAAACGTAACAAAGAGAAGGACAACGAATCAAAATTCTATGTGCTTTTTAAAAACATGCATCTTCAATGCCTTTACTCTAACACTCAATGCGTTATATTGCCATGCGAAATGTATTGTCTGTACAAAGACGGCGAAGAGCCGTATGTGAACAATGGATTACAATATTTTACAATTCCCGAATACGAAGAGTCCGTACTTTCGCAAGACATTTATAAAGCGTTTTTAGTTTATAACACGGTTTTGACGATGATGTTAAAAGAGTTTAATCCTTTTAACGATAAAAACAAGGTCATATCGAAAATAATCGAAAGCGTGGGTCTGTGTGACGGTGGAGTGGAAAAAGGCAAAAGGAACCGTATAAGAATTTGTAGTCTAAATTTTGGAAGCGTAGCTCCTGGTCACGTCATGTGTCCTCCAAAAGATATTGTTAAAGTAATTTACAAATATAGTAAATGGCGTTTGAATCCTAAAAATTATACGCGTTATTATCGATTATTATATACGGACACGTTGAAGAGTCAAGAAAACTTACTCGAATGGTCTGTATTTATAAACAATTTTAAAGCATACTTCTTTCCCGAATAACGTGAATGTAAAGTTTTAAAAATACTAATTACGCAAAACAAATTGAATGTCTATGTAACGATGTCGTCGTCTAAAAGTATAATCGATGATGATTCCGTTTACAAATCTACTGTGGTTTTAGTGTCGCCAGAAGAAAACAAAAATCCAACATTTAAACTGTTTGTGTATGCAGGTTGTCTTGCGACAATTGCAAGTTTTGTAATATTCTATTTGTACTATCTTTTATATTTGCAACGATGAAAATTACGACGATTTCAATCGTGTTGTGTATTTTTAAATGGGTAATAATGGCGGAAGAAATAGACGGTTCGGGAGACTCTATAATTTTAATGTTAGATAAAAACGACGAAATTAAAAATGAAGATGATATGCAATACGATTATGTGGCAAATATAATACAATTATACAACCGAATAAACGAACAAGATGTATATTTAGATGCAAGCAATTGGGAAGTAAATCAATACATTCCCAACGGTGTAAATTATAGATTTTTAAATTTAATTCAATACACTTTGGACAAAAAAGAACTATGGCACGATGACGATAATCAAGTGGTGTTGCAACACGAAATTTCATCGTACTATTTGTGTGCAAACAATTGTGGCGGATTGTATATGTCCAAAACGTTCACTACAGACTGTATTTTTATTAGAGAGCTAATACAAGACATATCTAGTAACTTGCAAAAAATATTTTTAAAAAAACGTTTTTCGACAAACGGTTTATTCAATTTGAGACTCGACTATGGCATTTTCAATTTTGATTTGGACTCTAGTCTTTACAGTGTAAATATAATGCATGACCGAGAAACGGTAATTAGAAATTTGTCTCCGTTAAAGGATGAAGCGATAAAGACAAAATGCGAACCTAAAGAAACGGATGACGAAATTGAAAATGAAGACGATGATACATTAGACGATACTTTGCGACTAGATGTGGAATCGGCTCTGGTTAGTTGGTATTTAATCGCATTATGCGTTATAATAAGTGTTATATTGATTAGTATTCTTCTTATAGTATTTGTAGTATGCAAACATCATGTTAAATATAAATTGTAATATTAGTTATTTTTTTTGTGTGATTCTGTATATAACTAATGATATTATTGACTGAATATTGGTTATAAAATAAAACGATATAATAAAATTTGTTTATTTATTTGAACAACCTAATCACTTTATTGGTATACCATACAGATTTGTGTTGCGGTGTTGACAAGTCGTCGTTAATACGTTTTTTGTATTGTACAATGTTACTCTTGTAGTTATCATAGTTTTGCATCATCAAATCAATGGTCTGATTTAGATTGGATATTGATCTGGCGCGTAAAGTTTCTCCAATGTTCAATTGTTTGATGTTGCGAGCGTTTAAAAATTGATCACCCATCAAAGGCACAACAATCATAGGTATTTCATTATCTACCGCTTCGTCTATCGACAAAATGCCTCCTTGTGTTATGAACAGCTTGACACGAGGGTTCTTCAAAATATTCCTCTGCGGTAACCATTTTCTGACGAGCACATTGTTGGTGTTGTTGTAGTCATGTTCCGGAGTGGCGTGTAATAAAATTTTGAAAGGCGAAGCGGCCAGTGCGACGAATACGTTTTTCAATATGGTGTTGTTGAAATTGTTTGATCCGAAACTGACATATATTATTGTTGTGTTGGGAGCTGCCAAAAAATTGGTTAGTTTCACATCGACATCGCTCAATATAGGCGGCGGTGTTGTCAAATGAAGACCGCCCAAATATTGTACCTTAGAATTGATGGGTCTGTCGTTATCAAAATGGGACGCGGTATTGATAAACAACAATTTGACTCTCTTCTTCAATTCATCTATTGCGGGTATGTCTTGACCAAAATGTTTTGTGAGTAAATCGTGTTGTATGACGTCAAATTTATTCCATTCTTCATTGATTCGTAATTCCTCGTCGTCGTGACATTTTTCTTCATTTTCACAATTCAATGTGTTAAATACATTGGGATATATTTGGTTGTTATAGCTTGCGGTTTTGTTTAATAGGGTGTTATAATTGTCGTTGGTGGCTCGTCCCGAAGAGATCCAAATTATGGGCGATTTGTACACATGTCCAAAGTATAGGTTAATGTTCAGCATGGACTCGCATACTATCAAATCAAATTTGACATTTGTGTTGTTTAATAACGCAACCACACCATCGCTGTTAAATTGATCGACGACCATATTTAACAAATCACGGTATTGTTCTGCAACAAAAATTTGATCAGCTTTGGCTGTGCTCATTAAAGCGCTGTACACGTTCAAGGTGTTCTTTGATGTGTCGATTTCTGTTAAATGTTTGACATGTCTAGGCATGGGAGTTATGACGGTAACATTATGTCCGTTTTTAACCAAAGAGTCCGTATAAGCAGAATAAACCAAATGATGACTATATGACGGTATTGGAAAAACGCATAATATTCTAGCGGACGAGACAACGGTAAAAAGTAACGACAACACAATCAACGAATACATGTCTAATATGCTACTTATTTTTGCATTAAATGCACTCTATTTATACCACATCTTAATGTGTGTGTGCGTATAATGCAAGACGTTCGTGTGCAATTTTTGTGTAAAGAGAAAAAAGAGGTGATAACCTTCTTATCAGTTCTATTGAAAAACATTTTGAACGGTATCGAGTCGATAAATTGTCATAATTGCAACGCGTCATTCAAAAGGTTAAAAGAAAGTCAATACATATTTATATTTGCGATAGTAAACGATTATAACGACACAACAGATGACGTGTTGAAATTTTGTTGTTTAAAATGTTGTAAAATTGAAAAAAATAATTTAATGGAAGTCATAGAGTTATATCCAACTTTGACCTTGCAAAACGTAAATAAGCTAATGTATTATGGAATGTTAAAAAAGTTCATGTTTGATTTTCACGACAGCGATCAAGTTTCTTATAAAAAATATGTAATATCGTCCAGCCTTAGCGCTGTGCTAGATCAAATGTTTTTAGAAAAACAAAATAATGAAGAAATAATCAGACTTAGTTTGAGACGCAATAATCAAATAGTGGCTGAAGATTTTTTGCACGATTTACGCGTAGACTATTGCGACAAATATAATTTTGAAAAAGATTTGTCTATAAATAAAGAATTCGTGGAAGCGGTAGACGCTCACTGCAATTTAAACGTGTATCATTTGGATGTATACTATAAAACTTACAATTTATACAGTCCTTTTGTTGTACAATTTAACAGAAACAATTTAAACGAATGCGCCTATTGTGTTAATAAAATTAACAAAGAAACTAATCACCCTATATTGCATTGTAGCTTGTGCGGCGCGACGGATCCTAATTATTTTATTAGAAACAGACGTATGATGATACCGTTTTGGAGAGCCGACTACAATTATAATTTAGTATATTGGAGGTTGATAAAAAACAAAAATTTACCTTGCAGTTTAATGATGTACGCTGTCGATGTTAAAGTCGATGTTTAATTATAAGGAATTTTAATTTTATCAAAACT